TTCGGATGACACAAAGCTGCCCTTGGTGCGCGGCTTTATGCGTGTAATCCCCGCCAGCTTCAAGGCTTTGGCAAAGGTGTCGGGATGAGCGGTGATACCCGTTTCAGCGTGGAATGCATCCGCTAATTCAGCTTGGCTGGAGAAGGGATGGGCTTGTGCAAGCTTGACTAGCATTGGGTACTGCTCTGCGGTAATCGCGGGCGGGCGTCCGATTCTAGGCATGACTTCGAGGCTGTCCAGGCAGAAGAAATGGTAACTTTAGTTTATTTTGTCTACACCTTCTAGGAGTCAGATGAAATATGCAGGCGCATGTTCAATAGCTGAACGAGCATGTAAGTAAAGGCTGACTCTTTCGTAAGTGTTCGGTTTTTATGCGGTATGAAAGTTGTCTGTTTGATCTGAGGTTTTTAGTTATCTTATTGATTAATAACAACTTATTTTAATGATTAGAGCGGTGTTCGACACGTTTTTCTACCTGTCAGTGCCATTGCTCTGTCATGGAAACTCTCTAATATCAGCCCTGTGTCGACGGATAGACACAGCCATCAAGGATGATGGTCAGGACATCGCAGGACGCGATTCATCAGGACGATGAAAAGGAACACAGGGACTAGGGAAAAAAGGTGGGCGGGTCATACCGCCCCTTTTTTTTGCCTGCGTAAAAGTGAATCCGGAACAGCAAAAAGGCCCGCAACGGGCCTTTTTGGGGAACGCGAGGTAATCAGCGTTCGAGATCTTTGATCTTGCCTTTGACGCCATCCCACTCTTCGGCATCGGGCAGGGAATCTTTCTTTTCAGTGATGTTGGGCCAGATCTCGGCCAGCTCAACGTTCAACTGAATGAATTCCTGCATCTCTTCTGGAACTTCGTCCTCGGAGAAGATCGCTACAGCGGGGCATTCAGGCTCGCACAGCGCGCAATCAATGCACTCATCCGGGTGAATCACCAGGAAGTTCGGGCCTTCGTAAAAGCAGTCCACCGGACAGACTTCTACGCAGTCGGTGTACTTGCACTTGATGCAGTTGTCGGTGACGACGAAGGTCATTTCTAATTCTCTCCTCAGGCGGCGGCAGCGGAGCCCCTTCAGGACGGGGTCGCTAGGTTCGGGAGCGATAGTCTGCGGACCAGGCTAATAGTCCGCAGCATCCCAAACCGCGCGAGATTCTAACAGCTTGAAAGCATCAGCGTTAGATGCGTGTCTTCAATGTATAGAGCATTTCCAGTGCCTTGCGCGGGGTCATGTCGTCCAGATCGAGCTTGGCCAGGTCATCGAGTACCGGGTGCGGCAGGCTGGCGAACATGTCGCTTTGCTGCGGGACCGAAGGCTTGCCCGGTACCGGAGACGGCGCTTCATGGGGCAGGCTGGTGGTCTCCAGGCGACTCAGGTGCTCGCGGGCGCGGATGATCACATCGCTCGGAACCCCCGCCAGCTGGGCCACGGCCAGGCCATAGCTCTGGCTGGCAGGACCTGGCAGCACATGGTGCAGGAACACGATGCGTTCGTTGTGCTCGGTGGCATTGAGATGCACGTTGGCCACCAGCGATTCGTTTTCCGGCAGGACGGTGAGCTCGAAGTAGTGGGTGGCGAACAGGGTGTACGCCCGCAGTTGGGCGAGACGTTCTGCCGCAGCCCAGGCCAGGGACAGACCATCGAAGGTACTGGTGCCGCGACCCACTTCGTCCATCAGCACCAGGCTGCGTTCGGTGGCGTTATGCAGGATGTTGGCGGTTTCGCTCATTTCCACCATGAAGGTGGAGCGACCGCCGGCCAGGTCGTCGCTGGAGCCGATCCGGGTAAAGATCCGGTCCACCAGAGACAGCTCGCAGCTGGCTGCCGGCACGAAGCTGCCGATATGGGCCAGCAGCACGATCAGCGCGGTTTGCCGCATATAAGTGGATTTACCACCCATGTTCGGGCCAGTGATTACCAGCATCCGGGTCTGATCGTCGAGGCTCAGGTCGTTGGCCACGAACGGCGTGGTCAAGACCTGCTCGACCACCGGGTGGCGACCCTGGGTGATGCGCATGCACGGCTCGCTGACGAAGCGCGGGCAATTGAGGTCGAGATTCAGCGCTCGCTCGGCCAGGTTGCTCAGCACGTCCAGCTCAGCCAGTGCCCCCGCGGTGTCCTGCAGCGGCGGCAGGTGACCGATCAGGGTCTCCAGCAAGGCTTCGTAGAGCATCTTCTCGCGGGCCAGGGCGCGGCTCTTGGCGGATAGCGCCTTATCCTCGAAGGCCTTGAGTTCCGGAGTGATGAAGCGTTCGGCGCCCTTGAGGGTCTGGCGCCGGATGTAGTCCGCCGGGGCCTGTTCCGCCTGTTTGCTTGGCAATTCGATGAAGTAGCCGTGAATCCGGTTGTAACCGACTTTCAGATTGGCCAGGCCGGTACGGGCCTTTTCCCGGGCTTCCAGATCGATGAGGAACTGGCCGGCGTTTTCGCTCAGCGATTGCAGCTCGTCCAGCTCGGCGTCGTAACCGGTCTTCAGCACGCCGCCATCGCGGATCACCGCCGGCGGGTTGTCGATGATGGCTTTCTCCAGCAGCGCGGCCAGTTCCGGATAGGTGCTGGTGGTCACGGACAGTTGGCTCAGGTGCTCGGCTTCGAGCTCGGTCATCGCCACTTGCAGTTCCGGCAACGCCGCCAGGGCATCGCGCAGGCGCGCCAGGTCGCGGGGGCGGGCGTTGCGCAGGCCGATACGGGCGAGGATCCGCTCGATATCGCCGATTTCCTTGAGTTGCGGTTGCAGCCTTTCGAAACGGTAACCGTCCAGCAGGCAGCCAATCGAAGTCTGCCGCGCCTGCAGGACCTTCAAGTCACGCAGCGGGCGGTTCAGCCAGCGGGTCAGCAGGCGGCTGCCCATGGCGGTCTGGCAACGGTCGACCACCGATTGCAGGGTGTTGTCGCGGCCGCCGGCGAGGTTGGTGTCCAGCTCCAGGTTGCGCCGGCTGGCGCCGTCGAGCACCACGGTGTCGTCCAGGCGCTCGTGGCGCAGGCTGCGCAGGTGGGGCAGGGCGGTGCGCTGGGTTTCCTTGGCATAGCTCAGCAGGCAACCGGCGGCGCCGATGGCCAGGGTCAGGTTCTCGCAGCCGAAACCCTTGAGGTCCTGGGTGGAGAACTGCTGGCACAGGCTCTTGTGGGCCGAGTCGCGTTCGAAGTCCCAGGGCGCGCGACGGCGCACGCCACGGCGTTTTTCCGCCGGCAGGCCTTGTGGCCAGTCGTCCGGGATCAGCAGTTCCACCGGGTTGATGCGTTCCAGCTCGGCCAGCAGGTTTTCCCAGCCCTTGATTTCCAGGACCGTGAAATTGCCGCTGGTGATGTCCAGCACCGCAAGGCCGAACAGACGTTCGTCGCCCAGCACCGCCGCGATCAGGTTATCCCGGCGCTCGTCGAGCAGGGCCTCGTCGCTGACGGTCCCCGGGGTGATGATCCGCACCACCTGGCGCTCCACCGGGCCCTTGCTGGTGGCCGGGTCGCCGACCTGTTCACAGATCACCACCGACTCGCCGAGCTTCACCAGCTTGGCCAGGTAACCTTCGGCGGCGTGATAAGGAATCCCGCACATCGGAATCGCCTGGCCAGCCGACTGCCCGCGCGCGGTCAGGGTGATGTCCAGCAACTTGGCGGCCTTCTTCGCGTCTTCATAGAAGATTTCGTAGAAGTCGCCCATGCGATAGAACATCAGCTGATCGGGGTGCTGGTTCTTGAGGCGCCAGTACTGCTGCATCATCGGCGTGTGGGAGGACAGATCGGTGAGCGCTTTATTCATCGGGTCGTCAGGTTGATTCGTTGAAAGGGTGGGCAAAAGCAGAGGGCATGGGCCCGGCTTTTTCGCGATGGGCGCAAGGTTACCATGGGCGGTCCGACCTTCGCAGGGATGAACCCAGCAGGATTTCGGGTGTTTTATGCATGAATATGCATTTTAGCATTTGCCGTCGGCGAAAATAACCCGCAATATGCGCATTATGCAAAAGCGCAACGTTTCTACCGTCTTAAGAGAGCTGCTCGATCGCGATGGCATTTCCCCCACGGAACTCCATCGGCGTACCGGCGTGCCTCAATCCACCCTTTCGCGGATCCTCAGCGGCAAGATTGTCGATCCTTCGGACAAACACATCTCGCGGATCGCCGAATACTTCCAGGTGAGCACCGATCAACTGCGCGGGCGCGCGGCTGTCGCCTCTGCCCGGTCGGCCGATCCGCATTCGGAACTCAAGGACATAAGTCTGTGGGACGACGATACCCCCGTCGATGACGACGAGGTGTCGGTCCCCTTTCTTCGCGAGGTTGAATTGGCTGCGGGATCAGGAAGATTCGTCATCGAGGAAAGCGAGCGCTCCAGCCTGCGCTTCGGCAAGCGCAGCCTGCGGCACAATGGCGTGCAGTTCGACCAGGCCAAATGCGTGACGGTCCGCGGCAACAGCATGCTGCCGGTGCTGCGCGATGGCGCCACGGTGGGGGTCAATGCCGGCAAGTGCGGTATCGGCGATATCATCGACGGCGACCTGTATGCCATCAACCACAACGGTCAGCTGCGGGTGAAGCAGCTCTATCGCCTGCCTTCCGGCATTCGCCTGCGTAGCTTCAACCGCGACGAACATCCGGATGAGGACTACAGCTTCCAGGAAATGCAGGAAGAGCAGATCGTCATCCTCGGTCACGTCTTCTGGTGGGGCATGTACGCCCGTTAACCGCAGCCCATAACGCCAAAGCCCGCCATCGAGCGGGCTTTTTTGTGCCTGTGGAAAACCCTCCACGCCTTTATTTATGCGGTGTTCATGCGCAGGCGCATTTATCATACATAAATAAATGCATTTGTGCATTGACTGCATATGCATGCATGCATATTATTCGTTCCAAGCCGCCCGACAGCGGTGAGCAACACCGCTCTTTAGTGGCAAAAGCAAAGGCAGCGATGAACCGGCCTCGACGGTTCAGAGGGTTGGCAACTGACCCGGGTGTGCAGCGTAAAGCACCGTGAACAGTTATCCGGCGGGCAGGGACCGCGGTCGGAGGAACAATTTGAATGGATCCGTACCGCGCCAGTAGCGCCGAACGATCAGGTCCCCTTGAAACTGGACCGCATTACTGAAAAGCCCGGGCGACCGGGCTTTTTGGAATGCCTACCTACCGTGGGCCATGCCGGGATATGCACCGTTGATACACAAGCCAATTGATTACCGGGCCAGCGCATTGGCCTTTTCCACTCAGGAGGAGTGACATGACAAACGAGCAACAAGCGTTGCTGGACATGCCCATCTGGCTTGTCATCGTCCTTGCCCTGGTGGGTGGGGTGTCCGGCGAAATGTGGCGCGCCGACAAGGAGGGCGCCCGCGGCTGGTTGCTGCTGCGGCGCCTGGCCCTGCGCTCCGGGGCCTGCGTGATTTGCGGGGTCTCGACCATCATGCTGCTGTACGCCGCCGGCGTATCGATCTGGACCGCCGGCGCCTTCGGTTGCCTGACCGCCATGGCGGGCGCCGATGTGGCCATCGGGCTCTACGAGCGCTGGGCGGCCAAGCGGCTCGGTGTGTGTGAGGTGCCGCCCAAGGATCCCCGCTCGGACGCCTGAACAACCGCCGCAAGCATTCGTTCATTCATTAAGTCGACCCTGCCGCCTTATCCACGTGGATATCTACCCGCCTGATGCAGGACGCGTACTCGTATTGAACGGCACTCAATCAACCCTCCCGGCCGGGAGGTGCCAGATACGGCCCAGCGTCGTACACCCATCCGTTTCAAAGAGAGGCAAAACCATGATCCCAATCGACTACAACAGCTACCGCACCCTCGCGCCCTACAACAAGCGGGTGCGTTTCCTGGTGCTGCATTACACGGCGCTGAACTTCGAGGCATCGGTCAAGGCGCTGACCACCGGCGCGGCGAGTGCCCATTACCTGATCCCGGCGCTGCAGGACCCGACGTATCAGGCCGCGGGCTTCCAGGAACAACGAATTTTCAACCTGGTGGCCGAAGAAGATCGCGCCTGGCATGCCGGTGTCAGTGACTGGGCCGGTCGCAGCGGCTTGAACGACACCTCCATCGGCATTGAGATCGTCAATGAGGCCACCGATGTCAATGGCGTCTTCACGTTCCCGGACTACGAACGCTCCCAGGTCGAGGCGCTCAAGCAGCTGGCCCTGAATATTCTCCAGCGTTATCCGGACCTGTCGCCGAAAAACGTGGTGGGCCACTCCGATATCGCGGTGGGCCGCAAATCCGATCCGGGCCCCAAGCTGCCCTGGAAAGAACTCTACAAAGCCGGCATTGGCGCCTGGTACGACGAGCCGACCAAGAGGAAATACGTCCAGCAATTCCGCGCCGCGGGACTGCCCGAGCGTGCCGAAGTGCTCAAGGCTTTCGCCACCTACGGCTATGGCGTGCCGGCCCAGGCAACGGACGACTTCTTCCAGTCGCTGGTGCGGGCATTCCAGATGCACTTCAGGCCGAAGAACTACACCGGGAAACTGGACGTGGAAACCTGCGCGATACTGTATGCGCTGAACGAGAAGTACGCCTGACTCGATCAAGGCGAACCGCTCGCAGGGCAGGGGGCTCCATCGAAGGTGATGCCGGACCTCAGCGAAGTCTCGTGAGCCATCCGTTGCATCACCCATTCCGTTCCTGACGTCGCTCGCCGACCTGGCGATCAAGAATCCTGCCCAAACCGGCATTCGCTGTTCCTCTATCTCGCGCGACATCCACAGCGCTCCTGCGCAACTTCAACCCCTGATATCTGAACAGGAGGCCTCTCTATGCCCGCAGTCATCGACAAACCGTCGCAGCTGTTTTTCGCCATTGCCGAGACCCTGCGAGGGGCGGGCCTTGGCCTCAAGGTTGGCAGTCACCAGGACTTCGATGGTCTGCTCGACCAGGCCTGGGTGCTGATGGCGATCGAGCGCGATGCCCCGGGCATGCGCAGTCAGGAAGGGCGTATCGCCCATGTCCTGACAGTCTCGCTGCAAGCCGTGGCGGCTGTGGGGGCCGAGCGGTCCGGGTTCGAGGCCTGCGATCTGGCCAGCGTGCTGAAGGACCTGGCCACGGATAACCGCTGGGGCCTGCCGGCAGCGCAGTGCGACCTGCCGACGAACCTCGAGGGCCTGCCCTCGACCCTGATTCGCGGCGAGCAGCAGCACGCGGCCTGGACGCTGTCGTTCACCCAGACGCTGTACCTCGGGCAGCCCTTGCTGGACGACCCGACCGGCATACCGAAGTTCGCCCGCACCTGGGAAGTCTCGAACATCGACGACCCCGACCAATACCAAGCACTGGAGGGCTGAGCCATGTTTGACGAGCTGCTGCGCATGCAGCTGGGCCCGATCATCGAGCGCCTGGCCGAAATGGAAACCGAACTCGATGACTTGCACCGGCGGGCGGAAAACCATTGCCGGATCGGTGTGTGCCAGGCGGTCGATGCGGCCAGCAACACCTGCCGGGTCAGCCACGGAGAGCTGCTGACCCCGGCGATCCGCTTCTTCAACCCCAGCGCCGGCGCGCAAAGCGAGTCGCGCATTCCCTCCGTGGGCGAGCAGTGCCTGCTGTTCAACTACGGTGGCGGCGACGGCGGCGCGCAGTCGGTGGCGCTGTTCGGCCTCAACTGCGACCGCTTTCCACCGGTGTCGACCCTGGCCGCGCTGACCCGCCGTCAATACGCCGATGGCACCCAAAGCAGTTATGACGATGCCGGCCATGTCTTGAACTGGAGCAATGGCCCGACCGCGCTCACCGCCTCTCGCGAGGCGGTCGAGTTGAGCATCGGTCCCGCCCGGCTGGCGATGAGGCCCGAGGCGATCGAGCTGCGGCTGGGCGCGGTCGGCATCTTGCTCGACAGCGCCGGCATCCACTTCAGCGGCCCCTTGGTGGAACACCAGGGCCGCGTTATCAGCCCTTGATTAAGAGGCTTCCCATGATTGGAGTCGATAGAAACACCGGCGCCGCGGTCGATGACTGGCTGCAGTTCGTGCAGCGCGCGACCCGCGCCCTGACCACGCCGCTGGGCACGCGGCAGAAGCGCCCCTTGTACGGCTCGCTGATTCCCGACCTGCTGGGCCAGAACCTCGGCGATGACTTGCTGATCCTCGCCCAGAGCCATGCGGCGCAGGCGTTCTACAACGAGCAGAACGGCATCGGCGATTTCGAGCCGCAGGTCATAGTCGCCAGCCGGCGCGGCGCCGGGTTGCTGTTGCGCTTCGCCGGCACCTGGAAAAACCGCCAACAGACGTTCGAGGTCGTGACATGAGCATGCTGATACCCGGTGAACACCAGTTGGCCGAGCCGGCCATTGTCACCGTTGAAGAATTCGAGCCACTGCTCGCTGAGTTCAAGACCTTCGTCGTCGATTACGTGGCCCAGCGTTCCCCCGCCAATGCGCAGAAACTCCAGGCCAGCCTGGCCAACGAAAGCGAGCTGCTGACCCTGGCGCTGGAAGCCTTCTGCCTGCGCCTGCAAACCCATGAGCGCAAGTACAACGCCCGCATCAAGCAGATGCTGGCCTGGTGGGCCACCGGCAGCAATCTCGATGCACGCCTGGCGGACATGGGCCTGGAGCGGCAGTTGCTCGACCCGGGCGATGCGGCAGCCTTTCCGCCGGTCCCCGCGGTCTATGAAAGCGACCAAGATGCCCGCCTGCGCTACTACCTGGCGCCCCACGCGCCGGCCGCCGGTTCGCGCATGCAGTACCGCCGCGAAGTCTTCACCCTCGGCGAGCGGCCGACGGTGAAGGTGGACTCCACCGAGGCGGGCGTGGTGACCGTCACCTACACCTTCGACCCGGACGGTTTCGCCGCTCAGGTCAAGGATGGCAACGGGCGCCGTACCGCGCCGGGCGAAGTCCAGGTCACGGTGCTCTCGCGGGAAGGCGACGGCACGCCGTCCGAGGACCTGCTCGAAGGCGTGCGCAAACACTTTGCCCGACCGGACGTGAAGCCGGAAACGGATCGGGTGACGGTGCAGGCGGCACAGATCAAACCCTACAAGATCCGCGTGGTGGCCAAGATCAACCCGGGGCCCGATTCCGGACTGACCCAGCTCGCCACGCAGCAGCAATTGCAGGCGTACGCCGACAGCTGTCATCGCCTGGAAGGGCGGGTGGATCCGAGCTGGATTGATTACACGCTGCATGCCGCGGGGGCGGTGCAGCTGGAAATTCTCGAACCCTTGGCGCCGATCGTCACGACGGCCTTCCAGGCGCCGTACTGCACGGATGTCGAGGTTGAGGTGCTCGCGCTATGAAGGACGAAGCCGCTCACCCGAGTCTCCTGCCGGTCAACAGCTCGCCTTTGGAACGAGCGCTCGACCTCGGTTTTGCCCGCTTGCTCGAACGTGTCGCGCCGCCGTTTCCGGAGCTGATGAGCCCCGCCGAAACGCCGGTGGAATTCTTGCCTTATCTTGCGGCTGATCGGGGTGTCGGTGAGTGGCGCTCTGAAGCGCCCGAGGCCGAAAAACGCTTGACGGTCGAACTGGCCTGGCCCACCGCGCGCCAGGCCGGTACACGCAAGGCGCTGGAAAATGCCGCCAAGGCTTTGCAATTGATACCCGAGATTCGCGCTTGGTATGAGCAGACCCCAGCGGGGGCGCCTTACAGCTTTTCGGTCAGGGCCTTCACCGAGCGGCCTTATAGCGAAGAGATCGACGCGCGCCTCGATCGGCGCCTGGCGGATGCCAAAAGTGAACGCGACATCTTGGCGATATCCGTGGGCCTGAGCGCATTCGGTTCCCACTCCATCGCGGCGGCGACCGTCTGCGGCGAGTTGACCACTATCTATCCGATCGTCGTCGAGGGGCTCGAAGCCTCGGGCCAGGCCTTCATGGCCGACGGGCTGTACAGCGTCGAAACATCCACTATTTATCCTCAGGGGTCCTAAATGGCCGACTATTACACCCTGCTCACCAATGCGGGGATCGCCTACGAAACTGCCTGCAAGGCAGCAGGCGTACCGATCAAGCTATCGCAGATTTCCGTCGGTGACGGCGGTGGCGCGGTTTACAACCCGGCGGCGACCGACACTGCCCTCAAGCGCGAAGTCTGGCGCGGCCCGTTGAACGCCCTGTTCCAGGACGAGAAAAACCCCAGCTGGCTGCTGGCCGAAGTGACTATCCCGCCCGATGTCGGCGGCTGGTATGTGCGCGAGGCCGGCCTGTGGACCGATACCGGAATCCTTTACGCCATCATCAAGTATCCGGAGTCGTTCAAGCCGGTGCTGGCGACTTCCGGGTCGGGGAAAGAGTTCTATATCCGCTCGATTTTCGAGACCAGTAATGCGTCGCTGGTGACGCTGCTGATCGACGATACGGTGGTCAAGGCGACGCGGGCTTGGGTGGCGGGTTATGTCGCCGATGAATTGGCCAAGCTCGACGCGAAGCAGTCAGTGAGGGCGTCGACCACAGGGAATATCGTCTTAAGCGCTGCGCAGATGATTGATGGTGTCGCGGTGCTGGCTGGTGATCGGGTGCTTGTCAAGAATCAGACCCTGGCTAAGGACAACGGCATCTATGTCGTTGCCAATGAACTATGGACTCGTGCAAAAGATGCGGATAACAACGCCAAGGTAACCCCGAACCTGACGATTTCGGTAGAAGAGGGGGCGACGCAGGCTGATACGATCTGGCAACTGATTACTGATGGTCAGATTGTACTGGGCACTACCGCGCTCGCTTTTCAGGATGTGACAGCGGGTTTCGCACGTCTGCTTTCGCCGGCATTTGTGGGGAGCCCTACCGGCCCGACTCCTCCGCGCTTTAATAACTCCAAGTTGCTTGCCACAACCGAATTCGTTCGGTTGGCTCAGGGCAGTCGCAGTGGCTACATCGACTATCAGGCGGCAAGCGGAACGGTCCCGGTGTCTGATGCCGGAAAATACATTGGATTTAACCGCGGGGCTGCACAGGCGTACGCGCTCCCCGACGCAAACACGCTTCCCTTAGGAACGAGCTTCTACCTTGAGGCTGTCGGAGGGGACGTTTCGCTAACGGCGCCAAACTCGAGGTTTGCAGGGCCTGCAGCGCAGATGGTGTCATCTTCATATGTCCTGAGGAACGGCAGCGCCTGCGAGTTCATTGTCATGTCCAGTGCTTCGGTTGGCGAACCGGGTTTTTCATATCGAGTGATTGGTGGGGTTGGTAAAGCCTTAGTTGCGCGGAATGGCTATGAACGTATGCCGAATGGCTTAATTCGTATGTGGGGGGATGGTGGCGCGGGCGGTCACGCAAATCATTGCGCGTTCGGCAACTCAATTGTGAAAAGTACCTATAACGCCTTCCCTATCCCTTTTCCAAATGAGTTATTCGGTGTTGTGGCCACTCACAATAGTGCAGGCTGTCCGTCAGTTGTAATAGTGACCACCGGTGAAACTAATAATGGTTTTTATGCTGCTGGTAGCTGGACTACTGATACTTCTATTCGTTGGCAAGCTATTGGCCGTTAGGAGTTATTGATATGAAATTTAGCCCAACTAAGGGACAGTTTTATCCTGACGACTTTGGTTATCGGAAAGATGATATTCCAGACGATGTTATTGATGTTTTTGAAGAAGATTTCACCGCGGCCATGGCTCGTCAGCCAGGCGATTTACTTTCTGTCAAGGATGGCCGTGTTGTGGTTTTGCCAGCACCTGAGGTCGATCTTATCGAGCGCTCGGCAGCACTTGAACGCTTCTGGCGTTCTCAGAGGCTTTTGCTAACGGACGCGGCGGTTATTCGTCACCGTGACGAGCAAGAGGAGGGGGGGCAAACGACCCTCTCAATGGAGCAATACATACAATTGCAGTCATTCCGTCGTGCTCTTCGCGATTGGCCCGAGTCGGGTGACTTTCCGTTGATCGATCACCGCCCCTCTGCGCCCGATTGGCTGGCTGAACAACTCCAATAAACGCCCCGCACCGACGGGGCGTTTTCTTGTCCGCAAAGCAACACCCAACAGCCCCACTCACCTGGGGCTTTTTCGTATCTGGAGAGACTGAAATGGCTAACCGCCAAACCTACACCGTCCTCGTGCCGTTCCCCACCGGTGGCGGCCACTGGTCGAAGGTCGACCAACAGCTCGATCTGCTCGACGTCGAGGCCAGTGCCTTGCGTGCCGCCGGTCGCCTGGAACTGACCAGCGTCCTCGCGGCGCGCCAACCGGCCGAAGCGGCCACCCCATCCACCGCGGCCAAAAAAGCCGCTGCCAAGAAGGCTGAATAACCATGGCTGAGGTCCTGAACTTCGAGCACAACGGCATTACCGTCAATGCCACCGAATCCCCCGAGGCCATGGGTGGCCTGGGTGACAACGTCATCGGTCTGGTCGGCACCGCGCCGAAGGCTGACCCGCTGATTCCGCGCAATGCGCCGTTCCGCATCAACAGCTTCACCACCCAGGCCCTGCTGGATCCGACCGGTGCCGAGTCGGGCACCCTGTTCCAGGCGGTGTACCAGATCCTCAAAGTGGTCAAGGTCCCGGTCTATGTGGTGATCGTCGAAGAGGGCGCGACCCCGGCCGACACCGTCAACAACGTGATCGGCGGCGTCGATGCCACCACCGGCCGCAAGCTCGGCCTGGCTGCCCTGGGCAGTGTCCCGGAAGACCTGACCATCATCGGCGCGCCGGGCTTTACCGGGACCAAGGCGGTGGCCGGTGAGTTCGCTGCCTTCGGCAAGCGCATCAAGGCCCGTGTGGTGCTCGACGGCAAGGACGCCGCGGTCGCCGACCAGGTGACTTACAGCAAGGAACTGGGCGGCGCGGACCTGGGTTTCGACCGTTGCCTGGTGGTGCACAACATGCCGGCCGTGTACTCCAAGGCGGCGAAGAAGAACGTGTTCCTGGCGCCGTCGAGCCTGGCCATCGCCGCGCTGGCCAAGGTCAAGCAGTGGGAGAGCCCGGGCAACCAGGTGACCTTCGCCGAAGACGTCTCGCGGACCGTGGAATACAACATCCTCGACACCTCGACCGAGGGCGACCTGCTCAACCGCTACGGCGTCAGCTACTACGCCCGCACCGTGCTCGGCGGCTTCTCGCTGCTGGGTAACCGCTCCATCACCGGCAAGTTCATCAGCTATGTCGGCCTGGAAGACGCCATCAGCCGCAAGCTGGTCAAGGCCGGGCAGAAAGCCATGGCCAAGAACCTGACCAAGTCCTTCATGGACCAGGAGGTCAAGCGCATCAACGACTGGCTGCAGACCCTGGTCGCCGACGAAACCATCCCGGGCGGCAGCGTGTACCTGCACCCCGAGCTGAACAGCGTCGAGAAGTACAAGAACGGTACCTGGTACGTGGTCATCGACTACGGCCGCTACGCGCCGAACGAGCACATGGTGTATCAGCTCAACGCCCGCGATGAAATCATCGAGCAGTTCCTGGAGGATGTTCTCTAATGTTTACCAACCGCGTAAGACAGGCCATCGCGGCCACCCTGCAAGGCCTGCCGTTGTCGGCGACCGTGGAAGAGTTCACCCCGCCGAAGATCGAATTCGACATGGAAGAGATGCGCGGCGGGCGCTTCATCGCCGAAGAAATGGCCAAGGGCGGCAAGGTGCTCAATGCCAAGCTGACCCTCCAGGGCGTAGGTCCGGAAATCATGCTCGCCCTCGGCGTGAGCGTGGGCGACGACATTCTGTTGAATGTGCGTGAAGCCGGCCAGGACCAGGACGGCAACACCTACTTCACCTACCACACGGTCGGTGGCAAGTTGAAATCCCTGGAAGAGACGATGCTGAAAATGGGTGAAAAGCCCAAGACCAATCTGGAACTCAGTTGCCGTACCTACAACCGTCTGGAAAACGGCGTGCCGGTGATCGACATCGACGTGCGCACCCAGAAGTTCATGCTCAACGGCGTCGACATCCTCGGTGATGCGCGCCGCGCTGTGTTGATGCCGTAACCCGCGACACTTCCCCTCTGTAGGCGCGAGCCGGCTCGCGATGACGGCCTGACAGCCCGCATCGCAAGCGCTGTTCATCTCCTGTCGCGAGCCCGCTCGCTCCTACCTTTTACATAGGAATTCATTCATGTCCTGGACGCCTCCGATCCATGTCCTGCTGTGCCCAATCACCGCCGACGACGAGTCGCAGATCGCGCAGATTCAGCTCAAGCCATTGTTCTACGCCGCGCAGAAAGAAGCGCTGGCCCGCGCCGGCGACGATGAGGACGATCAGTTCTTCGAGCTGGCGAAACTGGCCACCGGCCTGTCGGTGAAAGAGTTGGATCAGCTCAAGCGACCGGATTACGTGAGCATTGCGCAGTACGTTCACGAGATGTCGACCCGTCCGACCGCCCACTTCCTCAAACAGGCCGAGGGCGAGATCAACGAGGACAACCCGGACCAGGTGCAACTGCTGTTGCCGTTGGCCGTGGCAGGCCAGGACGTGACCTCGCTGACCCTGGAAATGCCGGCGCTGCGGGCGACCAAAGCGATGAAAAAACTCAAGACGGCCAAGGAACGCGCCGAGTTCATCACCGCCCACTGCACCGGCCTGATGATTCCCGATCTTGCCCAGCTGACGGTGCCCGACTGGACCCAGCTGCAGGTACGCATCGACGATTTTTTAAACAAACCGGCGGCCTTCTTTCGGAGCGCGACATCGAAGTGATACTCGATGTGGTGCCGCTCATTTACTCGGTAAGTGAGGCGGAAATCCTGGAGTGGGACGCCGGCAAGGCATTGCGCCGCTACGACATCGCGATCACTCGCCTTGGCGTGAAACAGGAGTAGAGCGGGATGGCGGACGATAAGTTTTCGCTCAAGTACACCGCCGTCAAGGAAGGCTGGTTGACGTTCGGTGACATCAGGTCGGTCGACCTGAACACGCCCGTCGCGAGCATCGCGCCGTCGGGTGGATTGGCAGCCCAGCCCAAGGACCGGCTACCCGACCTTGACCGGGCACTGGATACCTTCAGCGCCGATATCGGGTTGCTGGTGACCAGCCTCGACGCCCTGAACCTGACCCTGTCGTCGCAACGTCTGCGGCAGGCGGTTACGGCTACCCAGGCTGGCGGCGCCAAGGGCGAGGCAGGCCAGCAAAAAAGTACGGGCAAGGCCGGCGGCATCGAGCCGCCGGACCTGCTCAAGCCTGCGATCAGCATGGACTCGGCGATGGCCGACCTGGGGCGCCTGGTCGATTTCCAGGGGCGCGATCGCGAAACAATGGCCGTGGAAAACCAGCGAATGGCTGCGCTTCCACAGATTGCCGCCGGGGGAACCAAGGCGGTCGATCTGGTAAGGATCGAATACACGGCGGCCAAGGCGGGGATCGGTAGCGATCAAGGCTCGGGCGAAGCCAGGCAAAAGGCGTTGCTGGCCTTTGCCGATGCTGCCGCAATCACCGCGACGGCATTCAAGATGTCGGGCACGGATGCCGGGGAGATGATGGCCGGCTGGCGCACATCGATGAAGCTCAACGCCGGCCAGGCCATGGATCTGGCGGATGCGACCAATCACCTGGGTAAAGCCCCCGGTGACGCCGAGGCGGCTGATATCGGAGCCATCCTCCAGCGTCATGGTGGTGCGGCGACCTCGGTTGGCCTGGCGCCGGTGCAGGCCGCGGCGCTCACGGCGGCATTGCTCAACAGCGATACGCCTAAGGCCGATGCCGGAGGGGCGCTCAAGAATATCGCCACGACCCTGGGTAAGGGCGATCAGGCAACGACGACTCAGCAAGCGGCCTGGAAGGCGCTGGGACTGGACCCGGCGAAAGTGGCCGGGGGCTTGCGCGAGGATGCCGGGGGAACTGTGGCATCTGTGCTGCAGGCTCTGAACAGGCAGCCCGCCGAGAAGCGGTCGACGCTGGCCACGGCATTGTTTGCCGAGGGCGATCAGGCGGTGCTGCGTCTGGCGCAGAATCTCGATGACGTTAAGCAAACCTTTTCCCGGGTAGCCGGCTCGGATCCAGATGTCCCCTCGGAGTCGAATTACCACGGCTCGGCACGGGAGTCGGCGCTGGCGCAGTCAAAGACCCAGAAAACCACCTGGGACACCTTCGAGGCACGCACCGAACGGCTTTCCACTGCCGCGGGCAACGCGTTGGCACCGGTAGTCGACAGTACGCTTACTCCTCTTGGCGAGTTGGTGGATGGCCTCAGCGAACTGGCCGAAACCTTTCCCAAGGTCACAGCCGCCATCGTGCTGCTCGGCGCGGCGCTGGCGCCATTGATCGGCAAGCAGGCCAAGGCGGTGGTGGACGAGGTGTTCAACCGCGGCGCCAAACGCATCCTTGATGGTGCAGGCGCTCGCCAGCCCGGCGCTCCAGGTTCTTCGGGCGGTCCAAGTGCTCCGAGTACCCCGAGCGGTCCAGGCATCGACGACCCACAGGAAAAACGCTCGAAAGACGGAACCACAAAGAGGGGCCGCTCAAGGCCGACGCGCCAGAAAGCACTGAAAGCCACGGCCGCTGTTCCACATGCAGGTTCGTCCTTTGCTTTCGGTCTATCCGGGTCGCAGGCCTCGGTTCGTTCCTTGAGCCGCAGGGCTCCAGGGCCGGCGAAGTACCTCGGCGCCGCGGTGGATGTCGCCGAAGGCCTGGTGACCGGCGATACCCAGATGCTCGCTTCTGGCCTGGGAACCGCCGGTGGCGGCTGGGCGGGGGCTTCCGCAGGGGCTGCCCTCGGCGGGGCGATCGGCAGTGTCGTGCCCATCATCGGAACGGCTCTCGGTGCGGCCGTCGGTGGACTGTTCGGCGGCTATTATGGCGGTGACTACGGCGCCAGCCTGGGCGACAAGCTCGGTGCCCTGGTCGATCGCCTCAGCTCGCCGGAGCAGGTCAAGAACGACCTGGTGGGCGGCCAGCCGGCGAACCCGGCGGGTGCCGGTCAGGCAGTCAACCCGCCGATCACCTTCGCTCCGGTCATTCAGATCAGCGGGCCCGATCAAGCCAGCTCCCAGCATATTGCCGACCTCGTGCTGCAACAGCTCAGGGCGCAGTTCATACCCTTGATGATGACCGACCCACTCGCGGTAAGACGCGGTGCCGCCCTGAGCGATGGAGGTGTTTGATGCGACAGCAAATGGTGCTGGGCAGTTTTATTTTCGGCCAGTCGCGAGGGTTCGCTTACAGCTCCCTGGTGCGCAAGTCGGGTGGTGGTTGGGTGAGCCTGGAGATTCTCACCAGCAAGCCTAAATCCAGCCAGACCGGTCAGGGCCTGCAAGGGCTGACAATCAGTGGCAAGTCCATGCGTGCGATCGCCATGACGCGGCTCGATGAATTGCGTGCCTTGCAGGCGTTACGGGTGCCGCTGCCGCTGGTCGATGGCATCGGCCGCAACTGGGGCCTGTGGCGAATCGACAGTGTGTCCGAGAGCCAAAGCTACGTGATCGATGATGGCACGGCGATGGTCAACGACTGGGTCATAGAACTGACGGAGTTCATCAATGCGTAAGGTCAGAAGCATTGCCGGCGATTCGGTGAACCTGTTGCTCTACCGTGAGTTCGGACGCAGCGATGATGCCGCCGAGGAAGCACTCTGGCGTCTCAACCCAGGGCTGGCCGAGCATGGGCCGGTGCTGCCTGCGGGGCTCTGGGTGAAACTACCCGAGCTGGAAACCCGGCCGATACTCGCTACGCCAGTATCGGCCTGGGATTAAGGAGGCGACATGGCACTTGGATTTACGCCGTCTGTAGAGATCTACGGCGCCAACGCGGCGCTGCTCAATGAGCGTTTGGTGCAATGGCAGCACATCGACGCGGCCGGGATCGAATCCGATCAACTGACCCTGACCCTCGATACCGAAGGGCTCGACGGGTTGCCCAGCCTGGGCGGCCGCATCGGCTTGCGGGTCGGTTACCTGGAGTCGGGCATGGTGGACAAGGGGCAGTTCATCATTGCCCGGCGCACACCCTTCCTGTACCCCATGCGCCTGGTGCTGGTGGCCACGGCCGCGCCGTTCAAGGAGAGCGACGAGACGGGTTTCAGGCGTCGCCGATCCGCCAGCTACGGGCCGATCACCCTCGGCGCGCTGTTTCGTCAACTGGTCACCCGCCACGGGTTTTCGCCGCGGGTGGCGCCGGAGCTCGATGGGGTACAAATCGCTCATGTCGATCAGTCCAACGAAACCGACATGAGCTTTCTGACGCGCCTGGCCAGGGAGTACGGGGCGGTGACCAAACCGGTGAACGGCCTGTATGTGCTGGCTCGCAGCGGTCAGGTCAAGTCCCTGTCGGGACAAACGCTGCCGGATGTGCGCTTGTCAGTGACCCGGGATAACCGCCCGGGGGATTCGGCCTTCATCTCGGCCAAGGTCGATGAGGAAAGCCGCTCGAAATTCCAGGGTTGCCAAAGCACCTGGTGGGACAGCGCCGCCGCCAAGGAGCGGGTAGTACAGGTCGGTAGCGCACCCTTCAACAAGTTGGGCCAGCGTCGGGCCAGCGAGCAGGAAGCCCTGGCTGCGGCCATCAGCGAGATGCGCAGGCAGGAGCGTGAAGCGCGCAATATCCAGATCGAATGTCCTGGGAACCCGGCGTTGTCGGCCGAGGGGCTGGTCCTGCTCGACGACACCTGGCCCGGCTTCATGCGGGGACGCTGGTCGATCAAGAAGGTGACCTCCAGCGGCTCCCGTACCCAGGGTTATCGCTGCACCCTCTCGGCCAAATGCCTGGAGCCCCAGCCGGACTGAGTTTGCCCGGCTCAACGGCGGCCTGATCTCTCTGGCCGTCCGCAACCTTCTCCTCTGTCAGCCCCTGATAAAGCTCAAGCCTATGTGGGGGAGGGGAGCGTTCGCCCTTTGCGCATCCGCCAAGGGCTGCCGGGTAGCTCCCAGGCTTTCTTATCTCATTCGATTCTGGAGCTTCTTCATGAAGATCACTCCGATCCTCACGCAACTGCGCGATCACTGCCCCGGCCTGGCCAATCAGGTGGCCGTCGGCGTCGATCTCGCGCTGCTGCAAAGCAATACCGCGTTGCCCACCCCCAGTGCCCATGTGATGCCGATCGCCGATCTGGCCAGCCCGAGCACCGGGCAGAACGTTACCCGCCAGGCCATCCGCGACCGCCTAGTGATCACCCTGTTGCTGGACGCCAGCGACGGCCGGCAGGCCCTGGAGCAACTCGAAAGCCTGCGTGCCGAGTTGTGGCGGGCGCTGGTGGGGTTCAAGCCGGGCGCGGACTACAACCCGATCGAATACGACGGCGGCGAGCTGGTTTCGCTCAGCGCCACGCGGTTGTTCTATCAGCTGCGCTTTTTCGCCGAGTTCCAGCTGGGACGCAACCTGGCCAGCCAGCCGGCGGAAACCTGGCGCGAGCGTGAACTGGACGGCCTGCCGTCCTTTACCGGGGTCACGGTGCGGGTCGATGCCATCGATCCGGCGGACCCCAACCTGCAACACCCGGGGCCCGACGGGCGCCTGGAACTGACTTTCTCTGGAGACGTAACGCAATGAGCAAACGCATCACTGTGCTGCCGGCCGCGGGCCGCGCCGTGCCGGACCCCGAAGCCGGCGACCTGCTGCCGCTGGAAGGCCGTGAAGTCGACGACAACGCCTGGTGGCGCCGGCGTCTGGCCGATGGCGATATCACCCTCAAGGCCGCGAAGGCGGCCAAACCACAAGGAGCCAAATAATGGCGATCGGATTCAGCAATATTCCGGCGGACATTCGTGTGCCGCTGTTCTACGCCGAGATGGACAATTCGGCGGCCAATAGCGCTTCTTCGGCGATGCGCCGACTGATCGTGGCCCAGGTCAACGACAGCATCGCACCGGCCGAAACCGGCAAGCTGGTGCTGGTGTCCAGCGTCGCGCTGGCCAAGAGCATCGGCGGTCAGGGCTCGATGCTCGCCTCCATGTACGAGACCTGGCGCAAGACCGATCCGATTGGTGAAATCTGGTGCCTGCCGCTGCACAACGTCGAAGGCAGCGTGGCCAAGGCCGAGCTGAAGTTCACCGGCACCGCCAGCGCCAGCGGCGTGCTCAACCTGTATGTCGGTGGTGTGCGGGTTCAGGCCGCCATCGTCAATGCCGCCACCGCGGCTCAGGCCGCCAGCGCGCTGGCGCTGAAAATCAATGCCGCCGCCGACCTGCCGGTGAGCGCCGCCGCGGTCGAAGGCACCCTGACCCTGACCGCCAAATGGACCGGCGACAGCGCGAACGACATCAGCCTGCAGCTCAACCGCCTGGGCAAGAGCAATGGCGAAGAAACCCCGGCCGGCTTGAGCGTGACAGTCGGCAAAATGGCCGGCGGCGCCGGCGTGCCGGATCAGGTTGCCGCACTGGCGGCCCTGGGCGATGAACCTTTCGAGTTCATCTGCATGCCGTGGACCGACACCGCGACCCTCAACGCCTGGCAAGCCGTCATGGACGACAGCACCGGTCGCTGGTCCTGGGCCAAGCAACTGTTCGGTCACGTCTACAGCGCCAAGCGCGGCACCGTCGGCACCCTGGTGGCGGCAGGGCAAGCCCGCAACGACCAGCACATCACCATCCAGGCCCTGGAGCCGGGCGTACCGCAGCCGTTCTGGGTGCAGGCCGCGGCACTGGCCGCGCGCACCTCGGTGTTCATCTCCGCCGATGCCAGCCGTCCGACCCAGAGCGGCAGCCTGCCGGGTGTCGATCCGGCGCCGGCCAGCGAGCGTTTCACCCTGACCGAGCGTCAATCGCTGCTCAGCTACGGCATCGCCACCGCCTACTACGAAGGCGGCTATGTGCGCATCCAGCGTTCGATCACCACCTACCAGAAGAACGCCTACGGCCAGGCCGACAACTCCTACCTGGACAGCGAAACCATGCACCAGTCGGCCTTTATCGTGCGCCGCCTGCAAAGCGTGATCACCAGCAAGTACGGGCGCCACAAACTGGCCGCCGACGGTACCCGCTTCGGTGCCGGCCAGCCGATCGTGACCCCGAGCACCATTCGCGGCGAGCTGATCGCCCAGTACGCCAAGCTCGAACTGGAAGGCCACGTGGAGAACGCCGAGCTGTTCGCCGAGCACCTGATCGTCGAGCGCGACAGCCAGGACCCGAGCCGGGTCAACGTGCTGTTCCCGCCGGACTACATCAACGGCCTGCGTGTGTTCGCGCTGCTCAACCAATTCCGTCTGCAGTACGACGCGGCGGCTTAAGCCGAGCCTCTTTCACTGCGCTTTTCCAGCCCGCCTGGTGCGGGCTCATTTTTTGGGAGAAACACCATGGGTCAACTGATTGCGGGCACCTGCTACGTCAAAGTGGACGGCGCTCAACTGACCATTAACGGCGGCTGCGAAGCGCCGCTGATGTCCGTGAAACGGGAAACCATCGTGCCGGGTTTCTACAAGGAAACCGATATTGCCCCGTCCTTCAAGGTCACGGCGCTGCACACCCCGGACTTCCCGCTCAAGCAGCTGGTGGCCGGTTCCGACATGACCGTCACCTGTGAGTTCAGCAACGGCAAGGTCTACGTCCTGGCCGGCGCCTACCTGGTGGAAGAGCCGGTTTCCAAGGGTGACGACGCGAGCATCGAACTGAAGTTCGAAGGCATCAAGGGGACCTGGCAATGAGCGATAGCGTAAAGCTGCGTGTGGCCATCGAAGCCCACGGCGAACCGCTGACTGAACTGACCCTGCGCCGCCCGACGGTGCAGGAGGTGCGGGCGATCAAGGCGCTGCCGTACAAGATCGACAAGAGCGAAGAAGTCAGCCTCGACATGGACGTCGCGGCCAAGTACATCGCGGTCTGTGCCGGAATCCCTCCGTCCTCGGTCAACCAGCTCGACCTGGCTGATCTCAACGCCCTGAGCTGGGCGGTCGCGAGTTTTTTCATGAGTGCGGCATCGGAGCCATCAGCGACCTGATCGCGGTTGCCTATGACCTGGCCTGGTTCTGGAAGGTTGACCCCGAACAGATGATGGCCAGGCCACTGGATGTGCTCCGGGAGTCCCTGGAGCACGCGCAACGGATCAATGCGATGCAGCAGGTGCAGTGATGGTGAACATCAATCAAAGCTTGAATCAGACGAGCATCAAACAGCGCCTGAGCGTGACCAACGTGCAGACCACGGTGAACATGCTGGTGGTCATGCAAGGCATGCAGAAACTGGACGCCGAGCTGGGCGAGGTGCGTTCGAAAGTCAGCCGCTTCAAGAAAAGCATCGAAGACAGCGGCCTGGGCGGGCTGGATTTTTCCGGCCTGATCAAGGGCGGTGGCCTGGCCGCGCCTTTCGTGGCGGGGGTCAATTCCGCCATCGAATTCGAGAACCAGGCGGCGCGGGCCAAGCTGGTGGCGCAGGGCATCGAACCGCCCAAGGATGTGCTGGGCGAGACGGGCACTAACCTGAAGGCGTTCAGCGACAGCGTCGACGACATCTCGCAAAAGTTCGGCAGAGCGCTGCTGCCGGCGGTCAACTCGGTAGTGACCGCCGTGCAACCGCTGCTGGGCTTTGTGGCCAAGGTCATTGAAAGCAACCCGCAGCTGGTCCAGGGCCTCGCCGCCGGCGCCTTGGCCTTCACCGCGATCCGCGGCGCCATGACCCTGGCCTCGTCCGCCGTGACCCTGTTCAGCAGCGGCCTGCTGGCCTCGCCCATCGGCCTGATCGCCCTGGGGATCGCGGTAGCGGCGGGCCTGATCGTGGCCAACTGGGAGCCGCTGTCGGCGTTTTTTGTCACCCTCTGGGCAAGCATCAAGGACGCCGCCGCGCAACTGATGGTGGGGTTGAAGACCGTCTTCGGCTGGACCCCGCTGGGAATGGTGATCGCCAATTGGGGAGCGATCACCGGCTTTTTTGCCGGCCTCTGGGAACAGCTCAAGACGATGGCCGCGTCCGTGGTCGACTTCTTCAAGCAGGTGTTTTCCTGGACGCCGCTGGGGCTGGTGATTGAAAACTGGACGCCCCTGAGTGGCCTGTTTTCTGCGCTGTGGGAGTTGCTCAAGGCGCTGTCCGTTCCGGCAATGGACTTCCTCAAAGGCCTGTTCGCCTGGACACCGCTGGGGATGGTGATCAACAACTGGGGCGCGATCAGCGGCTTCTTCGCTTCGCTCTGGGCCGGCCTGCAAGGTCCGGCGCAGCGGGTCAAGGCCTTCTTCATCGGGCTGTTCGACAGCTCGCCACTGGGGCTGGTGATCAACAACTGGGGCGCAATCAGCGCTTACTTCGCCTCGCTCTGGGCCGGCCTGCAAGGTCCGGCGCAACAGGTGAAGGACTTCTTCGTCATGTTGTTCGACACCTCGCCACTGGGGATGGTGATCAATAACTGGGGCACGATCAGCACCTACTTCGACGCCATCTGGGCCACCCTGAAAAGCGCGGCGCAGGTCATCAAGGACTTTTTTTTCACCCTGTTCGAGTGGTCGCCCGTGGGGCAGATCATTGCCAACTGGCAGCCCATCAGCGATGTGTTCGCGGCCCTCTGGGAAGTGTTGAAAGCCCTGGCGGCGCCGGCCATCGAATTCATGCGCGGTATGTTCGAGTGGTCGCCCCTGGGGCAGATCATCAAGAACTGGGAGCCGATCACCGAATGGTTCAGCGGCCTGTGGCAACGGCTGCAGGCGGTGATCGCACCGATCAGGGAACTGTTCGACGGTGGTTTCGCCGGTTTTGTCGCCCGCGTCACCGGCAAGGTGGAAAACCTCACCGAGGCGCAGCGGCAAACCAATGCCGAAGGCAAAGGCGCGCTGGCGCCGGCGTTCTTCGGTGGTGGCCAGCCGGCGCCGGGTTCTTCGGCGCTTTCCTCCGGCCTGCCGCAAAGCTCCACCTCGCTGCTGCAGCAGAGCGCGGCCAACAACCGCACGCAATTGCAGGGCGGGCTGACGGTGAGCTTCGAAAACGCCCCGGCGGGCCTGCGTACCAGTGCGCCGCAAATCAACCAACCCGGCGTGGCGCTGTCGTCGCGTGTCGGCTACCGCTCACTTTCGCTAGGAGGTTCCAATGAGCTGGCGTGATCGTTTGTTGCCGGCGTCGTTTCGTGGCGTCGGGTTCTGGGTCGACCAGGCGAAAACCCCGGTCGGCCACAAGGGCCAGTTGCACGAGTACCCGCAGCGTGACCTGCCGTTCTACGAGAGCCTGGGGCGGCAGGCGCGGACCCACGACCTGACGGCGTTCATCGTCGGTGCCGATTGCCTGGAGCAGCGCGACAAGCTGCTCCAGGCGCTGGAGCAGGGCAGCGGTGAACTGGTGCACCCGTGGCTGGGGCGCCTGCAGGTCAAGGTCGGCGAATGCGAGATGACCCAGAGCCGCCAGGACGGCGGCCTGGTGACCTTCACCCTGAAGTTCTACCCCGACCAGCCGTTGCAGTTCCCCAGCGCCACGGTCAACACCCGCCAGCTGTTGCTGGTGTCGGCCGACAGCCTTATCGGCTCGGCGGTGCGCCGCTTCGAGGAGGCCATGACCCTGGTCAAGGCCGCGCGCATCGGCATCGCCGACCTGCGCAACAGCCTCAAGGAGGTCTACCAGACCATCGAGCAGGAGCTCAAGCCGCTGATCGACACCTACCGCGATCTCAACCTGCTGGTGCGGGCGATCAAGGACCTGCCCAAGGAAGTGAGCGCCGAGTTCAAGGGCTTGCTGGGGGACATCAAGGACCTCAAGGACTATGCGCGCAACGGTTACCGCGGCGTGCTGGCCAATGTCTCGCAGCAGGTCGAGGCGGTGAAGAAGATCGACACGCCGAAACTCACCACCGGCAAGGACACCACCGCCGCGGCGCAAGCCATGGCCGACCTGGTGCAGGACGCCGTGCTGGTGCGGATTGCCCAGGCCGTGGCCTCGCTGCCGGTGGCGACCCCGGCGGTCAAGCTGAGCGGCACACCGTCCTTGGCCAAGCAGGCGATCCAGCCGGTGACCCGCGCGGAAGTGCCGGTGGCCGACGAGGTGCTGGCGCTGCGCAACGCGATCAACGAGGCGATCTGGCAGGCCGCGGAAAAAGCCGACGCCCTGCACTACGAGGTGCTCAACGGCCTGCGCCAGCTGGTCTACGGCCACCTCACCGCGGTGGCCTCGTCCGGCGTGCGGCTGGTGGTCAAGAACCCGATGCAGAGCCTGCCGACGGTGGTGCTCGCCTATCGGCTGTTCGGCGATGCCACTCGGGCGGCCGAAGTACAGCAGCGCAACGGCGTGGCCCATCCCGGTTTCCTGCCGCCGACCAACGTCAAAGTCGCGGGGGAGTGAGCCATGGGCAACTTCGATAACCGGGTTCTGTTGACGGTGGACGGCCAGGATTACGGCGGCTGGAAAAGCGTGGAAATCAGCGCCGACCTGGAGCGGCAGTTTCGCACCTTCAAGCTCGACGTGACCTGGCAATGGCCGGGGCAGACGCTGGACCAGCGCATCCGTCCCGGCGCCAAGTGCCAGGTGCGCATCGGCGCCGACCTGTTGCTCAGCGGCCATGTGTTCAAGGCGCCGATCAGCTATGACGGTCGGCAGATCGGCCTGAGCATCGAGGGCAGTTCCCTGACTCAGGACCTGGTGGATTGCGCGGCGATCAACCAGCCCGGCCAATGGCGCGAGCAGAGCCTGCTGAAAATCGTCCAGGCCCTGGCCGCGTCCTACGGCGTCGGGGTGGTCAGCGAGATCGCGGAAACCACGCGGTTGAGCAGCCACAGCATCGTGCCCGGGGAAACCGTGTTCCAGTCCATCGACCGCCTGCTGACGTTGTTCCGGGTGTTCTCCACCGACGACGCCGAAGGCCGGGTGCTGTTGGCCCGGCCAGGCAGCGGCGGGCGCGCGGTGGATGTGCTGGAGTTGGGCAAGAACATCCTCTCGGCCAGCGCGTCGATGGACTTCAGCCAGGTGTTTTCCGAGTACCGGGTGATCGGCCAGCACAAGGGCAACGACCAGAAAAGCGGCGCCGCGGTCAGCGAAGTGTCGGGCGTGGCCAGCGACGGCACGGCCAAGCGCAAGCGGGTCACGGTGATCAACGAACCAGCCCAGCTGACCCAGGAGCTGGCCCAGCAACGGGCCGACTGGGAAAGCGCCATTCGCACCGGCAAGGCCCTGACCAGCACCTACAAGGTGCAGGGCTGGCGCCAGAGCAACGGCGAGCTGTGGCGCCACAACACCCTGGTGCGGGTGATCGACCCGGTGCTGGGTTTCGACCAGGACCTGCTGATTTCCAAGGTCACCTACTCGCTCTCCGAGCAGGGCTCGATCACCACCCTGCAGGTGGCGCCGCCCCATACCTTCGACGCCAGTCCCGTGCCCCCCAAAACCTGATGCCGCCTTATCCGCAGGAGTCGCTCCTGCGCAAAGCGCAGGCTTCGCCGCCAAGGACATTTCCATGAGCCTACTGACACGGCTGTTGGCGCGCGGCACCGTCGTGCTCGCCAACTCGGCCAACAAACTGCAATCGCTGCAAATGCGCCTGACCGCCGGCGAAGTGAACGACGACATGGAGCACTTCGAACCCTACGGCTTCACCAGCAACCCGCTGGCCGGCGCCGAAGGCATCGCCACCTTTCTCGGCGGCGATCGCTCCCATGCCATCGTGCTGGTGGTCGCCGACCGCCGTTTTCGCCTCAAGGCCCTGGCCCCCGGCGAAGTGGCGATTTACACCGACGAAGGCGACAAGATTCATTTCAAGCGTGGGCGGATCATCGACATCGAGACCGCCACCCTCAATATCCGCGCCAGCAGCGCGGTGCATATCGACACCCCGACCTTGACCCAGACCGGCAAGATCGTCTCCCAGGGCGACCAGGTCGCTGGTGGCATCAGCCAGATCCAGCACGTGCATGGCGGCGTGCAGTCGGGTAGCGGGCAGACCGGCGCGCCGGCGGGAGGCCAATGATGTTTATCAGCCAAGACCTGCACCGCGCACTGACCCGTGCCGTGCTGATCAGCCTGTTCACCTGGCGTCGCGCGGCGGACGACGACCCACTGGATGACGAGGAGCGCTTCGGCTGGTGGGGCGACAGCTTTCCCACCGTGGCCGACGACCGCATCGGCTCGCGGCTGTGGCTGCTGCGGCGGGTCAAGCTGACCCGCCAGACCCAGCTCGACGCCGAGTTCTATGCCCGCGAAGCCCTGCAATGGCTGATCGACGATGGCCATTGCAGCGCGGTCGAGATCATCAGCGAACGTCTCGACGACCAGCGCCTGAACCTGCGCACGACGCTGGTCCTGGCCAACGGTGAACGCCTGGACATCAACCCCGATAACAGTTGGCAGGTGACCTATGCCCTTTGATACCCCTTCGCTGCCGGTGCTGATCAAGCGCACCCAAAGCGACCTGGCCAGCGATGCGCTGCGCCAGTCCGATGCGCAAGTGCTGGCCCGTACCCTCGGTGGCGCCGCCTATGGCCTCTACGGCTACCTGGACTGGATCGCCGATCAGATCCTGCCGGACAAGGCCGACGAGTCGACCCTGGAACGTATCGCCGCGCTGCGCCTCAACCAGCCGCGCAAGGCCGCCCAGGCGGCCAGCGGTTCGGTGAGCTTCACGGCGGCGGCAGGCGCGGTGCTGGACGTCGATACCTTGCTGCAGGCCAGTGACGGCCGCACCTACAAAGTCACCGCCGCCCGCACCACCAGCGCCGGCAGCAACAGCACCACCGTCCAGGCCCTCGACGCCGGCACCCTGGGCAATGCCGAGGCCGGCCTGAACCTGATCCCGGTGCAACCGATCCAGGGCATCGGCAATACCTTCACCGTGCTCGCCCCCGGCCTGAGCGGTGGCGTCGCCGCGGAAAGCCTGGAATCGCTGCGTGCCCGGGTGATCCGCTCCTACCGCATCATCCCCCACGGCGGCTCGGCCCAGGACTATGAAACCTGGGCGCTGGAGTGCCCGGGGATTACCCGGGCCTGGTGCCGAGGCAGCTACCTGGGGCCGGGCACCGTGGGTCTGTTCGTGATGCGCGACGACGATGCGCAACCGATCCCGAATGCCGAGCAATTGGCTGAGGTAAAGACCTACATCGAACCGTTGCGCCCGGTGACGGCCGAGTTGCATGTGCTGGCGCCGCAGCAGGCGCCCGTGACCTACAGCCTGCGCTTGTCGCCGGACACCAGCGCGGTGCGCGCGGCGGTCGAGGCCCAGTTGCGCGATCTGCACAACCGCGAGGCCGGCCTGGGCGACACCTTGCTGATCAGCCATATCCGCGAGGCCATCAGCAGTGCCGCCGGCGAGAACGATCATCGGCTCAGCGCGCCGGCCGCGGATGTTCCCGCCGCCAGTAACCAGTTGCTGACGTTCGGAGGTTGCGTATGGCTGGAGTAAGAACCGCCGCGCAATACCAGAGCCAGCTGCGCAGCCTGCTGCCCAGCGGCCCGGCCTGGGACCCGGAGCGGGTGCCGGAGCTCGAGGAGGTGCTCGTAGGCGTGTCCCAGGAACTGGCCCGCCTCGACGCCCGCGCCGCCGACCTGCTCAACGAAATGGACCCGGCCGGTGCCAGCGAACTGGTACCGGACTGGGAGCGGGTGATGAACCTGCCCGACCCCTGCCTGGGCCCGACCCCGCTGTTCGACGACCGCCGTCTGGCGGTGCGCCGGCGACTGTTGGCCGTCGGCAGCCAGGCGCTCGCCTACTACATCGAGATCGCCCGTAGCCAGGGTTATCCGAACGCCACCATCACCGAGCTCGAAGCCCCGCGCATGGGCCGCGCGCGGTTTGGCCAAGCGCATTTTGGCACCTGGCAGGCGCAATTCATGTGGACGCTCAACACCGGTGGACGACTGCTCCTGGGCCGGCGCTTTGGCGCGAGTTACTGGGGCGAGCGTTTCGGCATGAACCCGGGCTCGGCCCTGGAATGCCAGATCCACCGCAGCGCACCGGCTCATACGCGGGTGCATATCAATTATGACTAGGGGATAGACCGATGGATTATCCGAAGAGTGTGCCCAGTGCCGGGTTGGTCAATGGCAGGTTCGTCGATGAGAACCCGCTGACCGGCACCCCGGGTTCGCTGATTCCGGCGGACTGGGGCAATGGGGTGACCCAGGAACTGCTGGCCGTGATCACGGCGGCCGACCTGACGCCCAGCGAGGCGAACCTGACGCAGCTGTTGAGCGCGATTCGCAGCATCAGCCGCAAGAGCGCGGGGCTCGGCATTCAGCGCTTCACCGCCAATGGCAGCTTCACCGTGCCGGAGGGCGTGACGAAGCTCTGGTTGAGTGGGTGTGCGGGTGGGGGCGGGGGTGGGGCGTGCCCGGGAGGCACGAGTGCGACTGCTTCCGGTGGTGGTGGCGGTGGTGCCGGGCAGCCGGTTATCCGCTTTCCTGTCTCCGTGACGCCGGGACAGGTCATTCCCGTGGTGATCGGGGCGGCCGGGGTGGGGGCCAGCGCGGCGGTTCTCGCCACCGGTGGTGGTAACACGCTGGTCGGCTCGGCGGGGGCGATTTTGTCGCTGTCTGGCGGGAGTGGAGGAGGGTCTGGGGTCAATCTTTCTGGCTATGTCCCTGGCGCTAAGGGTGGGGCGGGTTTTCCGGAGGGCGGAGATGCGACGGATGTCTCGTCCAATACCGTTGCCGGTGTGGGTGGGGCCGGGGCCAGCGGACCATTCGGGGCTGGTGGCGGTATCCCCAGGTCAGGCACGACCTCTGGGGGAGCAGGAAAGCCCGCTTACGGTTATGGCGCGGGTGGCAGCGGCGCGGGAGGCTATTACATCGCGGGTACCGGACTTGCCCAGCCTGGCGGCAATGGCGTACCCGGTTTCATGCTGATCGAGTGGTGAAAACATGAGCAAACAGATTCTTTATTGCGTGACCTCGGGAACAGTCATCGATTGGCAGGATCTCGATCAATTCGCCTATGCCGCGCCTGCGCCGACCATGAAGGTACTACCGGTCACTACCGAACAATGGAAGCGCAAAGACGCACTGCATTTCGTGCTGGATGGCGAGTTGACCCGGGTCGATGTTCCCCCACCCTCTGCCGCTCACTACTGGGATGGCAGCCAGTGGGCGCTGGACTCCCAGCAGGCCGCGGCAGCCGCGGAGCAAGAGGCGGAACAACTGTGCCGGCGAGTGGACACAGAGGCTGACACCGCCCGGCAGATGATCAGTGGCGATCCGCTCAAGGCCGCGGAGTATGCCCAGGCCGCCAGCGACGCCCAGGCGTTCAAAGAGGCCGGCTACCCGAAAAAAGCAGTGCCCCTTGCGGTAAGCGCCTGGGTAGTGAAAGGCCGTACCGCCAGGGAAGCGGCCGACCAGATTCTCGCCAAGGCCGCCGAGCTCAACAGCAAGCTGTTCGCACTTCGTACGCTGCGCTTGCAGGCAAAAGAACGCATCCGGGCTCAGGCCAGCAAGGGCAAGCAGGAAGCTGCGAAAGACGCCTGCGAGGCAGCGATTGAGGCGATTCGCAAGGTTGCCGGCAACTGATCAGGTCTTTGTCAGGCCTGTCTTTCGTAAACATGCTAAGGCGCTCACTGCAACGTGGGCGGCTTTTCGCACAGGCTCCCTGAACAAGGGGATCGCAGGGCAATGATATGGACTATCCGAAAAGTGTACCCAGCGTTGGCTTGGTCAATGGCTGGTTTGTCGATGAGAATCCTCTGTCGGGCACACCGGGATCGCTGATTCCCGCTGCCTGGGGCAACGGGGTGACGCAAGAAATCCTCAATGTCATCAAGGCTGCCGGTCTGGTGCCGGAGGAAGCGAAAAACGACCAGTTGGCGCTGGCGATTGCCGCACTGGTCGACTTCACCAAACTGAAGAACACCCCAACCACCTTGAGTGGATATGGCATCACTGATGCCGGTGGGCGTCTGTTGGCGGTGAAGCAGTTCGACACCGTTGGCGTCACAGTCTATCGCCCCAACCCCAAGGCCAGACGTATTCGGGTCCGCCTGGTCGGTGCGGGAGGCTCAGGTGCCGGCTGTCCGCCGGTAGCGGCCACTTATCAAAGCCTGGGCGGTGGCGGAGGGGCTGGTGCCTATGCGGAGGGTCTTTACGACGTGACTCCGGAAATGCTGGCGGGTGTACCCGTCACATTGGGTGCCGGTGGGGCCGCTAGAACCAGTGCGGGGGCCGCGGGAGGCGCTGCGTCGTTTGGCAGCCTCATGAGCGCCGCTGGGGGAGGAGGGGGGCAGATTCTGACCTTCGTGTCGAACACCCCTGGATTTGTCCAGGGCGGTATGGGGGGCCAAGTCGTAACGGGTGGCAACCTTGCCAATGCGCGCGGTGCAACGGGCGGTTATGCGATGAGTAATCCCAATTGGGGCCTGCTTTCCGGATGGGGGGCTGCCAGTCCATTCGATGGCGGCGGCCCCTTCAACGGGGTGAATGGCAATGGCAATGCGGGACAACGAGGTTCCGGCGGCAGCGGCAGCTGCTCGAGCAATCCATCTGCTTCATATGTGAGTGGCGCCGGCGGCAATGCCTTTTGTGAAATCTGGGAGTACGAATAATGGCCCTCTATGCACGAGTCGAAGACGACGTTGTCGTCGAGCTGATCGAGACCGGCAGCTTCATGATTTCCCAGCTGTTTGCCGCGGATTTTCTCAGTTCGATGGTCGCTGTCCCTGAGGGTGTCGAGGTTGAGCTGGGGAAGCCGATCCACCTTCCCGAACAGGTTGCGCCGCTTTCCCCCGTGGTGGACGTGGCGGCAGCAGTGGCGTTTGCTTCCGAAGTACGGGGCAAGGCGACTGACGAGGATGCTCCGGAGCAGGCGCGCAAATGGCGCCAGTCCGTGTTGACGGACAGCCAATGGCTAGTAACCCGCCATCGTGATGAACAGGAGCTGGGACGGGGCACGACGCTGACGGCGAAACAGTATCTGGAGTTGCTCGAGTATCGCCAGGCACTGCGCGATTGGCCCGCCTCCGATAGCTTTCCCGAAATGACCGCCCGTCCGCCGATTCCAGAGTGGTCAGTGAGTTTTTTTCAGATAGCTGATTGATCGAGTGCTGCGTTTATTTCAAATAGATCAGCAGCGTATTTATCTGCATTGCGCTCATCAATAAAAACGTCCGCTTCAAGCGGGCGTTTTTTTTGCGCGCAGTTGGCCGCTGCATGACCCCGGTCCGCAGGTGGGCCAACAGAATTTATTATCAGGAGCAAGACCTTGGATTATCCAAAGAGTGTGCCCAGTGTAGGGCTGGTGAATGGAAAGTTTGTTGATGAAGACCCGCTGGCCGGCACGCCTGGTTCGCTTATTCCGGCAAGTTGGGGGAATAGCGTTACCCAGGAAATTCTCGGCGTAGTTCAGGCGGCGGGCATGACGCCAGACGAGGGGGCGAATGATCAACTGCTGGGCGCATTACGCAGTCCAACGTTCTTTTCTACACCTCCTCGTTTTGACGTGAGTCGGTCGGTCGCTACTCCAGAGTTTGTACAGCGCGCGCTGGGTAATTACTCCAGCGCTCGAGGAATATCGGAAAGCACGCAACTGACCATTGCCGATGTCGGTTGTTCCATCGGCCTGGGTGGGACTACCGCCTTTACCGTCACCCTGCCGGATGTCTCGACTGTTCCAGATGGCGCGACGATCAGCTTGCATTGTCGTAGTAGCGCGCAGGTGACCGTGGCTAGCAAGAGCGGTGCGCAGATCAGTCCACAAGGGAACTATCTGAACTCCATTGTGATGAGCAGTGGTGAAAGTGCGAATCTGGTCCGGGAGTGGGGAGTCTGGACCGTTTATGGTACGGCTAGCCTCAAGTACTCAGCATTGTATGGGGCTCAGTTGTCGACGGCGGGTTATCAGAAGTACCCGAGCGGGCTGATCATGCAATGGGCGATGGGTGGAACCGATGCCAATGGGGTCATGTCTCTGTCGCTGCCCATAAAGTTTCCCAATGCCATATTGGGAGGCATCGCTGATGAAGGTCATCCGCCAGGCTGGGGAGGCAACGTTACCGTCTGGTCATTCGACGTAACGTCATCGAGCACGTCAACAGCTGTCGCCCGGGCCAGATGGGTCGAGGTTGGTGGAACCATCAGAGTGAACTCGGGCATATCTGGTCGCGTACTGGTTTGGGGGCGATAACCATGAAGATTTATTTCTTTGCGAAAACCCTCGGCTTCGATGTTGTCGCCTCTGCGAGCGAGGCCCCGCCAGAAGGCGCAGTGGAAATCAGCCAGGCTGAATATGCCGAACTCTTTGCCGGGCAGGGCGTGGGCAAGCGGATTGTGGCCAATGACAACGGTGCGCCCATTCTTGTCGACCCTGCCGGTCCCTCGCCTGAACAATTAGTTTCAATTGAGCGCGCCTGGCGTGACTCGGAGTTGCTCAAGACCGATGCGCTGGTCGCCCGGCACCGCGATGAACTGGAGTCTCAAGCCGCCACCACTTTGTCCGATGCCGACTACAACGCCCTGCAAGCCTATCGCTGCGATTTGCGCAGCTGGCCAAAATCACGAAAGTTTCCTGCCGCCGCAGATCGCCCCGTGCTGCGAATGACTTCCGGCACTACAGGAGCGACGGTGAAAAGAAAGAGGGTGAGAAAGCCGGTGCAGATGACCGAGTCCGTTTGAGTTTGTCGACTCTGTATTGGGTTTTGCCGAATGCTGAAGTTTTTTATGTTTAATTTGTATGAGGGCTAGACAGTGGACTACCCAAAGAGTGTACCTAGTGCCGGTTTGGTAAACGGAAAGTTTGTCGATGAAAATCCCCTCACGGGTATGCCAGGGTCTTTGATTCCGGCTGATTGGGGGAATGCTGTTACACAGGAAGTTCTGGAGGTTATTCGAGCAGCAGGGGATACGCCGAATGAGTCTGACAATTCGCAACTGAAAGCGGCGATTTCTGCTTTGATTTCAAAGAAACAAAGTGAAAATCTGGCTACTCAGGAAGAGGCGGAGGCCGGAATCAATACTGCCAAAACCATGTCGCCATTACGCGTGTTTCAGGCTATTGCCAAGAAGTTGGTCCAGGCAACGGAGTCTATCGCAGGTATTGCCAAAGTGGCTTCGCAGGCGGAAGTCAATGCCGGTGCAAGTGACACTTCTGTCGTGACTCCTAAAAAGCTTCGATTGGGCTTTCTGATAAGAGTGGGGGCTTCCGGGTACATTGTTTTTCCTTCATGGATGGGCGGCCTGATCATTCAATGGATCACGGGGAGTGCAAGTCAGACTGCCAATAATGGCTACGGTGAGTACAACCCTTGGCCTCTGGCATTTCCCAATGCGCGTTTTCTTGCAGTTGCCACTCATGAAGGAACAGCTTCTGGAACCTTTCTAACGGTCTGCAATCTTTCGGTTGCGAGCAGCCTTACCGGGATTAATGTGCGTTGCCCCGATTGGCCGTCGCAAACTATCGCCGCGCGGGTTATTGGCATAGGGTATTGAATATGTATTACTTTTCTCCCGAAACTTTCGGTTTCTACAACTCAGAACTGCACGGGAAAAATATTCCAGTAGATGCCTTCGTGATCAGTGATAAAGACTATGAGTCACTGGTAATAGAGGCACTGCCTGGTACTGTTTTATCCCTGAATAGCAAAGGTTTTCCCGAGCGTATTTCCTCGGCATCCCAAAATACTCCTGAGGTTGAAAGGGCCTGGCGTAACAAGATTTTGGAGTCGACTCAGTGGCTGGTTATTCGTGATAACGAAGAGCTGGAAATGGGCGAAGGGACGACGCTGAATACCGAGCAGTTCAAGGAGCTTCTGACTTATAGGCAGGCGTTGCGGGACTGGCCTTCAGCTGTCGACTTTCCTGATGATGAATATCGACCTGTCGAGCCAGCCTGGCTTGAAAGTGTTCTCCAGGAGCACAAATGACCCTGTTTGTTCCGAACGTCCTCGACGCAGAGGAGGTAGAGTGAAATGCCTGTCACCCTTGAAATGATTCAACGCATCATGCCCAACGCCCGCTCCCAAGCGGGCGTTTTTGTTTCTGCGCTTAACACTGCCATGCTGAACCGCCATATCAACACGCCTAAACGCATGGCCGCCTTCCTCGCGCAGGTCGGTCATGAGTCGGGGCAGTTGCGTTATGTGCGGGAGCTGGGCAATGACCAGTACCTGAGCAAATACGACACCGGCAGCCTGGCGGCCCGTCTGGGCAATACCCCGGAGGCCGATGGCGACGGCCAGAAATACCGCGGCCGTGGTCTGATCCAGGTCACCGGTCGCGACAATTACCGGCAATGCAGCCTCGGATTGTTCGGCGACGAGCGTTTGCTGGCGTTGCCCGAATTGTTGGAACAGCCGCAGTGGGCCGCCGAGTCGGCCGCCTGGTTCTGGCAGCAGAACGGTCTTAACGAACTGGCCGACCGCGACCAGTTCAACAGCATCACCCGTCGTATCAATGGCGGCTTGAACGGGCTGGAGGACCGCCTGCAACTCTGGGCGCGGGCGCGGGAGGTGTTATGCCAGCCTTCGGCCTGATGCCCCTGTCTTCCCGGGCAATGGCTGTCGTCGTGCTGCTGGCCGTGGTGGCCGGCGTCGCGGGGACGCTGGCCTGGCAGGTCCAGGCGTGGCGTTTTGGCCGGCAACTGGCGGAGCAGGCCAGGCTGCACGGCGAAGCGCTGAGTCAGCTGAACCTGGAGCAACAGCTGCAAGCCAGCGACCAAACCCATTACCGAGCCTTGAACGATGCACAACGTGATCAAGGTCGCCTGCGCGACCGTCTTGCCACTGCTGATCTGCGCCTGTCAGTCCTCCTCGCCGCCGATGACAGCGCCGGCGGCTGCCCGGTGCCTGCCCCCCCCCCCCCCCCCCCCCCCGGCGTGGTTCATGGAGCCCCGCGAGCCCGACTTGACCCGGCGCATGCTCAACGAATTATCGGTATCACCGATGCCGGCGACCAGGGACTGATCGCCCTGCAGGCGTGTCAGGCCTACGTCAGGGCGTTGAACCGCTAAACATTTTGATCCGCTCCGTGCCTTGCAAGCGCGTATCGCTCGTGTACGGTAAGACCTCCGCCAACCCGATCAGGAGAGGACCGTGAACGAAATCACCCAGCTTGCCGCTGAACTTGGCAGGCGCCTGCAGATTCTGAATACCCACGTCACCACCGCCGAATCCTGCACCGGTGGCGGGATTGCCGAGGCCATCACCCGCATTCCCGGGAGTTCGGCCTGGTTCGAAGCGGGTTATGTGACCTACTCCAATCGGCAGAAGACCCAACAGCTGGCGGTGCCGGAAGCGCTGTTCGCTTCCGTCGGCGCGGTCAGCCGCGAGGTGGTCGAGGCGATGGTGCGGGGCGCGCAGGGCAAAAGCAGGGCGCGTTTTGCCGTGGCGGTCAGCGGCGTGGCCGGCCCGGACGGCGGCTCGCCGCAGAAGCCGGTGGGCACCGTATGGCTGGCCTGGGGCGTGGGAGAGGCGGTAACGGCCGAGTGCCGACACTTTGTCGGGAATCGGGACGACATCCGCCGACAAACGGTGAAGGCCGCGCTAGAGGGCTTGCTGCAACATGCCGCGGCAGAAATCTCAAAACAGGGGTAGGCGATCCACGAACGCTGTGGAATAATACTGGCTACTTATACAGGTGTTGGCCGTCAGGCCTTATTGATTACGTGAGGACTTTAATGGACGACAACAAGAAGAAAGCCTTGGCTGCGGCCCTGGGTCAGATCGAACGTCAATTCGGCAAGGGTGCCGTAATGCGTATGGGCGATCACGACCGCCAGGCGATCCCGGCCATTTCCACTGGCTCTCTGGGTCTGGACATCGCACTCGGCATCGGCGGCCTGCCAAAGGGCCGTATTGTTGAAATCTACGGTCCGGAATCGTCCGGTAAAACCACCCTGACCCTGTCCGTGATTGCCCAGGCACAGAAGATGGGCGCCACTTGCGCCTTCGTCGACGCCGAGCACGCACTGGACCCGGAATACGCCGGCAAGCTGGGGGTCAACGTTGACGACCTGCTGGTTTCCCAGCCGGACACCGGTGAACAGGCGCTGGAAATCACCGACATGCTGGTGCGCTCCAATGCCATCGACGTGATCGTGATCGACTCCGTGGCGGCACTGGTGCCCAAGGCCGAGATCGAAGGCGAGATGGGCGACATGCACGTGGGCCTGCAAGCCCGCCTGATGTCCCAGGCGCTGCGCAAGATCACCGGCAACATCAAGAACGCCAACTGCCTGGTGATCTTCATCAACCAGATCCGTATGAAAATCGGCGTGATGTTCGGCAGCCCGGAAACCACCACCGGTGGTAACGCGCTGAAGTTCTACGCTTCGGTTCGCCTGGATATCCGTCGTACTGGCGCGGTGAAGGAAGGTGACGAAGTCGTCGGTAGCGAAACCCGGGTCAAGATCGTCAAGAACAAGGTGGCTCCACCGTTCCGCCAGGCTGAATTCCAGATCCTGTACGGCAAGGGTATCTACCTGAACGGCGAGATCATCGATCTGGGCGTGCTGCATGGTTTCCTCGAGAAGTCCGGTGCCTGGTACAGCTACCAGGGCAACAAGATCGGTCAGGGCAAGGCCAACTCGGCCAAGTTCCTGCAGGACAACCCGGAAATCGGTAATGCCCTCGAGAAGCAGATTCGCGACAAGCTGCTGGCTCCGACCGCTGATGTCAAAGCTTCGCCGGTCAACGAGACCATCGATGACATGGCCGACGCGGATATCTGATCGATCCGATGACCGCCGTACTCGATACCCTCGTCGCGGTGCGGCGAACCGCAATGGACCTGCTCGCGCGACGCGAGCACGGTCGAGTCGAGCTGACGCGTAAACTGCGTCAGCGCGGCGCCTCTCTCGAGATGATCGAAACAGCCCTTGACCGTTTGACGGAAGAGGGGCTGCTATCCGAATCCCGCTACCTCGAAAGTTTCGTTTCCTATCGTGCCCGTTCCGGCTACGGTCCCATGCGTATTCGCGAAGAACTCAGCCAGCGCGGTTTACAGCGTGCCGATATCGAACTCGCCTTGCGTGAGAGCGGCATCGACTGGCAAGCACAACTGGAGGATGTCTGGCGACGCAAGTTTGCCGGGCATTTCCCGATAGATGCCAAGGAGCGTGCCAAACAAGGCCGCTTTCTGGGGTATCGGGGATATTCGATGGACATGATCGGCCGCTTGCTGAGCGGTCGAAGGGTGGACGATTGACCTGTAGGGCCCGCGAGTCGAATGCGCGGGCCGCTGCTTCTCCGCTCAAGTGACCTTGATCGGTTCTCTATTGCGTTGTGGCGTCCTGGCCTGATTCATCGCCCAGTTTTCCGGCAGGTTGATGAAGTCGATCAGTTCGCGCAGGCGACCATTGTCGCGGGCGTTGAAGGTGAACGACAGGCGTGCCAGATGGCTGAACTCCGGTTCGTTGTGCTCCTCGACATTGTAGGCATGTTGATGGAAGCGATCGCTCAGGCACAGGTCGGCGAAAGCCGTCTGCATCTGCTCGAGCGCCGGTTCGCTGAGCTTGTGATTCATGCGAATGACAAACTGATGTTTCAGCCAGCGACTGGAGTGGAAGTTGCTGTAGAACTGGTTGATTTCTTCGACCGCCTCCTCGGTGTTGTGCGCCAGGCGCATCAGCTTCATGTCGGTTGGCAGGATGTAGCGGTTGTTCTCGAGCTGGTTGTGGATAAAGTCCAGCGCCCCTTGCCAGAAGATTCCTCCCGGGACATCCAGCAGCACCACCGGTACCAGCGGGCTCTTGCCGGTCTGGATCAGGGTCAGTACTTCCAGCGCCTCATCAAGCGTGCCAAAGCCACCCGGGCATAACACCAGGGCATCGGCTTCCTTGACGAAGAACAGCTTGCGGGTAAAAAAGAAGTGGAAGGACAGCAGGTTCTCCGTGCCGTCCACCGTCGGGTTCGCATGCTGCTCGAAGGGCAGGGTGATGTTGAACCCCAGGCTGTGATCGCGACCGGCACCTTCGTGGGCCGCGGCCATGATGCCGCCACCGGCGCCCGTGATGACCATCAGGTCGGAGCGGGCCAGGGCCGCGCCGAGTTCTCGCGCCAGGCCATACAGCGGATGCTCGATCGGCGTGCGCGCGGAGCCGAATACCGTCACCTTGCGTCGCCCCTTGAACTGTTCCAGTACGCGAAAAGCATGTTCCAGTTCGCGCAGGGCCTGCAGGGTGATTTTCGCGTTCCAGCGGTTGAGATCGTCCTGGGCCATGCGCAGGACGGTGAGAATCATGTCGCGATAAAGAGGAATGTTGGGGCTGTTGGGAGCGATCAGGTTGAGTTGTTCTTCGACCTTGCTGAGGTCGATACCGTTGCTCTGAAAATGACGACTGAGGAGGTCATTCGGTTCGTAAGGCATTCAACTTCTCCTTCTGCACAGAACCTTTGACACGAACGAAGCATTCGTTGGTATCACGACACTGCATGTGTCGCTGTCAGCCCGGCTTTGGCGGCTGATTCGCCAGGGAGGAAAAACCCTGACGTGGCCAGCGGGCCATCCATACAGGTTCTGCTATTCCTTGATTTAGAAAGCATGTGCACTGCAAGACGCGCTTGGGCGGCCTCCGGATCCACCCAGGAAAATTCAGCATGAACACTTTGAAATCTAGACCTTCATGATGATTCGCGCTGACTTGATCATGGGCCTTGAAAGTCGGGGCTGGCAATCACTTATTAGCGGTGGCGTGCAGCGTTTTCACCGCTTGTCTGGACGCATGCCGACCGGTGGAGGCTCTGATTTACTAAGTTACAGCGCTAGCAAGACAGCTTGGCGTCAAAGGGCAGGATACACAGGTCGGAGTTGTCGCGCAGGTAGTGGCGAGTGGGGCACGGAGGCTGGTCATGCACAAAGTCGTACTGGAAATAGATGAGCAGCTGTATCAACTGCTGAAGTCAGCGGCAGACGCCAATCATCTGACTCTTGAAGAGGAATGCCGACGCCGGCTTGAAGGTGGGGAGCGCCATTCGAGCTATTTGCAGGCTCTGTTGGCGGAGCTGCGTGCCGATGATCAACAGCGGCACGCAGCGGAGCACTGAATTACTTTTTCTTCTTCGTCGGGGTCGGGCAGTCCGACTCCTGGAAGCGTGCCGAGGCGACCGGGCGGTTGGTGCGGTTCTCGGTGAATTCGTAGCGCATGATCGCGCCCTTGGCCATCAGCTTGCGGTAGTTCGGGTCACGACAAACGCTAGCGCCCAGTTGCAGGTAGACCGCCTTGGGGTTGGCGCGCATTTTTTCCGCGTGTTCGGCCTGGACGCTGAGGTGGTTGATCAGCTCCTTGCCTTCGACGGTATAACCCTGGTCGAGGATGTTCTCGTTGACTTCCCGAGGCGTGCCGACGTTACTTTCCTCGGCGGTTTTCTGCAGGGTCTTGTTCAGTTCGAAGTCTTGCAGCGATGCAGCCTGGGCACTGAACGGCAAGGCCAGCAGAAGGGCGGCGGTGGGAACGATAAAGCGCAACATGAAACTCTCCTGGTTCAGTGACTGATGCTTCGACCAATCACGCGACTGTGCGTTCAGTGGCGGCGAATTATAGGGGAGCGAGGGTAGGCGGTACAGGTTTGAGCAGAGAGCTCTGATAAACTTGTGCGAATTTTCAGCTTTCCGAGTTCTTTTCGTGTCGATTCCTTCTTTCTGCCAGGGCGGCTTCTAATGAATCATGCCGTATCCCGCCTGCGTGCTCAACGTCTGGCGCGTGCCGTCAGACCTTTTACCGCCCGGGGTTCGCGGGCGGAGCGCTGTGCGGGCTGTCGGGTGATTCCCAGCCACTGCATGTGCGCCTGGCGCCCCAAGGTTTCCGCGCGGTCGGCGATGTGCCTGATCATGCATGACGTCGAACCCATGAAACCGAGCAATACCGGCTGGCTGATCGCCGATGTCATAGAAGACACCATCGCGTTCCCCTGGTCGCGAACAGAAGTCGACCCACAATTGCTGGTCTTGCTGGCCGATCCCCAGTGGCAGCCTTATGTGGTGTTCCCCGGAGAGTTCGTCGCGCCACAACGGGTGGTGAACGAAGTCCGCCTGGAGGCGGGCAAGCGCCCGCTGTTTATCCTGCTGGATGCGACCTGGAGCGAAGCGCGCAAGATGTTTCGCAAGAGTCCTTATCTTGAACACTTGCCGGTATTGAGCCTGGAGCCCGAGCAGTTGTCGCGCTACAAGCTGCGGCGCTCCAAGCGCGATGACCATTTCTGTACCGCGGAGGTTGCGGCGCTGTGCCTGGAGTTGGCCGCGGACCGGCAGGCCGGCGAAGTGCTGGATGCTTATCTGGATGTGTTCAGCACCCATTATCTGTCGGCCAAGTTCCAGCTTGAGATCGACCCTGACGACGAGACGCACACGCGCCTCAAGCCTTTTCTGTAAGACCTGAGGCAAGGGACTGGAATTTTTTCGGCCAGAGCTGCGCTACCAGCATCCCGCTCAGCATCGAGGCGCAGCCGCGCGAGCGTGGCTTTGCATGATGGCACTTTTATTAGTTAGCAAGCTAAGATGCCGCACAGCCCGAAGCTTGACCACCCCGGCCTTCGCTGGGCATGCTTGGCGCCGATTAGGGCGCGACCGATCTTTGAAACGCCGTATTTTCGGGCTCTTGGCGTTGATCGTGCTCTTTGGGTGCAGCATTCTGGCTGACACCTGTGTTGCCTTGGCGAGGACCGAATGCATCGGTGCTCCCATAAAAAACAGGATCATTTGAAAAATGGCCACATACGAAATCCTGATTGCCGATGACCACCCCCTCTTTCGTAGCGCACTGCATCAAGCGGTGACCCTGGGCCTTGGCCCGGATGTCCGTCTGGTGGAAGTGGCGAGCATTGCCGAACTGGAAGCCCGCCTGACCGAAAAGGCCGATTGGGACCTGGTGCTGCTGGACCTGAACATGCCTGGCGCTTACGGCTTTTCCGGCCTGGTGCTGTTGCGCGGTCAGTACCCGCAGATTCCGGTGGTGATGGTGTCGGCACAGGAAGAAGCATCAGTGATGGTGCGTTCACGCGAATTTGGCGCCAGCGGTTTTATTCCCAAGTCCAGTTCTCTCGAAGTCATTCAACAGGCCGTGCGCAGCGTGCTTGACGGCGATGTCTGGTGGCCACCACAGGCCTTCGAAGAGGTCAGCGTCTCCGCCGAGGCCAAGGCGGCCAGCGAAGGCCTGGCGAGCCTGACGCCACAACAGTTCCGCGTGCTGACCATGGTCTGCGAGGGTTTGCTGAACAAGCAGATCGCTTATGAACTGAGCGTATCGGAAGCCACCATCAAGGCCCATGTGACGGCAATCTTCCGTAAGCTGGGGGTGCGGACCCGCACTCAGGCGGCGCTGCTCCTGCAACAACTTGAGTCAATTTCCAGCCAGTAACTGGCTCTTTCTTCACGCTTTTTTGACTTTTGTTGAACTAGCTTTCCCATTCCTTATTGTTCTAGTTGCCTATTTATGTCGCCTTTCAAAGGTCAAACCGGTCTTAAACGCATCCTCAATGCCTCGGGATACTCCTTCGATGGCCTGCGTGCCGCCTTCACCGGCGAAGCTGCGTTTCGTCAGCTGGTGCTGCTCAACGTGATTCTGATCCCCATGTCTTTCCTGCTGAATGTCAGCCGGGTCGAGCGGGCATTGCTGATTGCTGTCTGCTTGCTGGCGCTGATTGTCGAACTGCTCAATTCGGCGGTCGAGGCGGCGATCGACCGCATCTCCCTGGATCGCCATCCACTGTCGAAAAATGCCAAGGACATGGGCAGCGCCGCGCAACTCGTGGCCTTGAGCATGATCACTGTGGTCTGGGCAGTCATCCTGATCTAGGTCTGTACGAAAAGTGGCTGCACTCGGCCATGCTGCGTTAAAAACAGGCTCGGAATGCTCATGTAGGCCCCTACACTCCGCTTCCTCGCCTGTTTTTGCCTTGCCTGACCTTCGCTCGCCGACTTTTCGTACAGACCCTAGGGAATGCTCGGCAGCACGATCTCGTCGCTGCGCTGCACCCCGGCGGTAAAGGTGCGGCAGAGTTCGAGGAACTCGCGCATCGCCGAGGTCTGATATTTCTGTTTGTGCCAGATGAAATAGAACTGCCGGGCCAGGTCCAGGTCCGGCGTCTCTACCGGCACCAGGCTGCCACGCCGAAAGGCGTCGCGCAGCGCCAGCCTGGAAATGCAACCAATCCCCAATCCCGACTCCACCGCGCGCTTGATCGCTTCGGTGTGTTCCAGTTCGAGCCGGATATTCAGCGCGCTGCGGTGATGACGCATGGCCTGGTCGAAGGTCAGGCGCGTGCCCGAGCCTTGTTCGCGCAGAATCCAGGCTTCGTGGGTCAGCTCCTCCATGCTCGCATGGCCGCGTTTGGCCAAGGGGTGCTGCGGGGCGCAGAACACCACCAACTCATCCTCGACCCAGGTTTGCACTTCGATATCCGGGTGGCTGCAGTCGCCTTCGATTAGACCCAGGTCAATTTCGTAGTGGGCGACCTGTTGCACGATATGCGCAGTGTTCTGCACATGCAGTTTGACCTGGCTCTCCGGGTGGACCTGCATGAAGCTGCCGATCAACAGGGTCGCCAGGTAGTTGCCGATGGTCAGGGTCGCGCCCACCGACAACGAGCCGAAGCCGGATTTGCCGTTGAGCAGGTCTTCGATTTCCTTGGCCTGGTCCAGCAACGCCACCGCCTGCGGCAGCAGCTGTTTGCCCAGGGCGTTGAGGCTCAGGCGCTTGCCGGCGCGATCGAACAACTGGCAACTGGATTGCCGTTCCAGTTCGGTGATTGAAGTGCTTGCCGCGGATTGGGAAAGGGCCAGCAGGCCGGCAGCACGAGAAACGCTCTCTTGCTGGGCGACGGCGACGAATACTTGCAGTTGACGGAGAGTAAATCGCATATCGATATAACCGATAACCCTTATCTTAATAATCCAGTTAACAGATATTGTCGCCGCCATTAGAATGCTGTGCAATTGCGCTCGGCTCGCTTGTCGCAGAGCAGGCGCCGACAACTTTCCAGGAGTCCCCCGTACATGAGCAACATGAACCACGAGCGTGTCCTCAGTGTTCATCACTGGAACGACACTCTGTTCAGCTTCAAGTGCACCCGCGATCCGGGCCTGCGCTTCGAGAACGGTCAGTTCGTGATGATCGGCCTGCAACAGCCCAATGGCCGCCCGCTTATGCGCGCTTACTCGATTGCCAGCCCGAACTGGGAAGAGCATCTCGAGTTCTTCAGCATCAAGGTTCCCGATGGTCCGCTGACTTCCCAGCTGCAGCATTTGAAGGAAGGCGACGAGATCATCATCAGCAAGAAGCCTACCGGTACCCTGGTACTGGACGACCTGAAGCCTGGCAAGCACCTGTACCTGCTCAGCACCGGCACCGGCCTGGCGCCGTTCATGAGCGTCATCCAGGATCCGGAAACCTACGAGCGTTTCGAGAAAGTGATCCTGTGCCACGGCGTGCGTTACGTCAACGAAGTCGCCTACCGTGAGTTCATCACCGAGCACCTGCCGCAGAACGAGTTCTTCGGCGAAGCGCTGCGTGAAAAACTGATCTACTACCCGACCGTGACCCGCGAGCCGTTCGAGAACGAAGGCCGCCTGACCGACCTGATGCGCAGCGGCAAGCTGTTCAGCGACATCGGCCTGCCGCCGATCAACCCGCAGGACGACCGCGCCATGCTGTGCGGCAGCCCGAGCATGCTCGACGAGACCAGCGAAGTGCTCAACAGCTTCGGCCTGACCGTTTCGCCACGCATGCGCGAGCCGGGTGACTACCTGATCGAGCGCGCTTTTGTCGAGAAGTAAGCGACTCGCAGCACAGAAAAAGCCCGCGTTGCCTGGGAAGGCAGCGCGGGCTTTTTCGTTTCCGGTTGCCGGTCAGCGCGCGGGGACCACTTCCAGGACCTGGATCAGGCCCGGCTGCGGGTAGTGCCAGCGCACGTCCAGATCCCAGAACTGCGCGCCGTATTCGCGTTCCGGGGTGGGCATCTGGTAGGCCGGGCGTGGGTCCTGGGCCAAACATTGCTCGATAAGCTCCACCAGTGGCTCCTGCAGGCGTTGAGCGTGCGCATGAGCCTGTTGCAGGGCGTTGTCGCTCCACTGCACCGGGATCAGCGCCGGCGCCGCGCTGGCGATGCTGTTGCTCGCGTTGTCGATGATGTCGGCGTAGGGCACGTAGGGCTTGATATCGAGAATCGGCGTGCCGTCCAGCAGGTCGATGCCGGAGATCCATAGGCGATTGGCCTCGACCTTGTCCAGCTTGACCACTGATTGGCCGATGCCGTTGGGCCGGTGGGTGGCGCGGGTGGCGAAGACGCCCATGGACTTGTTGCCACCCAGGCGCGGCGGACGGACCTTGAGCCGCGGTTTGTCTTCCAGCGCCTGGTGAAACAGGAACAGCAGCCAGACGTGGCTGACCTGTTCCAGGCCCTGCACCGCGTCGCCCTGGTCGAAGGGCGCCATCAGCTCCAGCACGCCACGGGCCGCCGGGGCCAGTTGCGGCTGGCGCGGGATGGCGAACTTTTCCTTGAAGCAGGAACGCACGAAGCCGATGGGGGAAACGCTGTAGGTCATTTTGCAGCCTCAAGTTGCAAGCTTCGAGCTACAAGCTTTGAACTTGCAGCTTGTAGCTGTCTTAAGCCCTGACACACAGGGTCAGGCCCTTGAGGAAGTTGCGCAGCAACTGGTCGCCGCACGGGCGGTAGTTGGTGTGGCCGAACTTGCGGAACAGCGCGCTCAGCTCTGGCTTGGACACCGGGAAGTCGGCGGCCTTGAGGATGGCGTGCATGTCGTCTTCCTTCAGCTCGAAGGCGACCCGCAGCTTCTTCAGGATGATGTTGTTGGTCACCGGCAGTTCGATCGGCAGCGGCGGACGGCTTTCGTCCTTGCCGCGCTTGAAGATCACCAGGCCGTCGAGAAAGTGCGCCATGACCTCGTCCGGGCAATGCACGAAACCTTCTTCCTCGTCCTTTTTCAGGTAGCCGACTATGTCGTCCAGGCTCACGTCAAAGCCGGTGAGCTTGATGATCTCGACGACCTTCTTGTCGCTGATGTCGAGCATGTAGCGCACGCTGCGCAGTACATCGTTATGAATCATGTCTACAGTCCTGGTCTGTTCACGTTGAGCGCCGCATGCACGCGCGGCGTCTGAATGGGGTGTCGGCCTAGAATTTCTCTTTGGCGGACAGGTAGCGCCATTGCCCGACCGGCACCTTGCCGATGGAAACCCCACCGATACGGATGCGGCGAATGGCGACCACCTTCAGGCCTACCGCTTCGCAGAGCTGGGCGATCACGCCCGGTTGCGGGTTCTTCATGGCGAAGCGCAGGCGGTTTTCGTTCTGCCAGCTGGCCTTGACCGGCGGCAGCTCGCGGCCCTTGTAAGTCAGGCCGTGGTTCAGGCGGTTGAGGCCGTGGGCGACCATCTCGCCTTCCACCTCGACCACGTATTCCTGCTCGATCTTGGTCGCGTCGGCGGTCAGCTTGCGCAGGATCTTCCAGTCCTGGGTGAACACCAGCAGGCCGCTGGCATTGGCTTGCAGGTCGGCGCTGGCGGTCAGGCGCAGGAAGTGGCCCTTGAGCGGCCGTTTGCCGAAGCGGTGCTCCTCGGACACGCTGGCGGCGCTCAGCGACTGCATGGCGCTGTCGACGTCCTGGCCGGCCGGCACGTTCAGCAGCAGGGTCACCGGCTCCGGCGCGGTGGCCTTGGCCTGTGGGTCGAGTTCGACTTTCTGGGTGTCGACCTTGAACTGCGGCTCGTCGATGACCTCGCCATCCACGGTGACCCAGCCGCCCTCGATGAACAGCTCAGCCTCCCGGCGGGAGCAGCCGACGAGTTCGATGAGGCGTTTGGAGAGACGAATCGGGTCAGTCATGACAGGGGCCGTAGCAAAAGGGGGCAGGCATTGTACCTGCCCGGCGCCGGTTAATCGCGGGTCCATTTGCCCGCTGTGGCTTTTAGCCGCGCAGCGCCTGCTGCTGGGGCTGTTTCAAACGCATGTGCAGCAGCGGATAAGGCTGGCCCATGCCATCGTGCTCGGAGCGACCGATGACCTCGAAGCCCTGCTTGAAGTAGAAGCCCAGGGCTTGCGGATTCTGCTCGTTGACGTCGAGTTCGTCGGCGTTCAGATGTTCGATGGCGTACCTGAGCAATTGCTTGCCCAGGCCCTGGCCGCGATGGGCGGGATCGATGAAAAGCATCTCGATCTTGCCGGCGGCGACCCCGGCGAAGCCGGTGATGTGCTGGCGCTGGTCCCGGGTGCAGATCAGCATCACCGCATCCAGATAACGGTTCAGCACCAGGTTTCTCAGCAGTTCGATGTAGCTGTCCGGCAGGAAGTCGTGGGTGGCGCGCACCGAGGCCTCCCAGACCCGGGTCAGTTCCGGGTAGTCGCTGTGTTTCGGGGTGTGGATGACCGAATGATGGCGCATGCCGCTTGCTCCTGTGTGGTGACGCATCCGTGGTCCTGAGCAAACGATAGACCTAAAAAAGCCCCGTATCTCGCGAAGAGAGCGGGGCTTTGCGGTTTTTTACGCCTTACAGGACTTCGGCCCACAGGTCGTATTCGTCGGCGTCGGTCACCCGGCACCAGACCTTGTCGCCCGGCTTCAGGTCGCCGGCACCGTCGATGAACACGTTGCCGTCGATTTCCGGGGCGTCGAAGAAGCAGCGGCCCACGGCGCCCTGTTCGTCGACTTCATCGATCAGCACTTCGATTTCCTTGCCGATGCGCTGTTGCAGGCGCGCCGAGCTGATGGCCTGCTGGTGCGCCATGAAGCGTTCCCAGCGGTCCTGCTTGACCTCGTCCGGGACCACTTCCAGGTCCAGGTCATTGGCCGGCGCGCCTTCCACCGGCGAATATTGGAAGCAGCCGACGCGGTCGAGCTGGGCTTCGGTCAGCCAGTCGAGCAGGTATTGGAAGTCTTCTTCGGTTTCGCCGGGGAAGCCGACGATGAAGGTCGAGCGGATGATCAGCTCGGGGCAGATCTGGCGCCAGTTCTTGATCCGGGCCAGGGTCTTGTCTTCGAAGGCCGGGCGTTTCATGGCCTTGAGCACTTTCGGGCTGGCGTGCTGGAACGGGATGTCCAGGTACGGAAGGATCTTGCCGGCGGCCATCAGCGGGATCAGCTCGTCCACGTGCGGGTACGGGTAGACGTAGTGCAGGCGGACCCAGACGCCCAGGGTGCTGAGAGCTTCGCAGAGCTCGGTCATGCGGGTTTTCACCGGCGCGCCGTTCCAGAAACCGGTGCGGTACTTGACGTCGACGCCATAGGCGCTGGTGTCCTGGGAGATCACCAGCAGTTCCTTGACCCCGGACTTGACCAGGCGCTGGGCCTCGTCCAGTACATCGCCGACCGGGCGGCTGACCAGCTTGCCGCGCATCGACGGGATGATGCAGAAGCTGCAGCTGTGGTTGCAGCCTTCGGAAATCTTCAGGTACGCGTAGTGGCGCGGAGTCAGCTTGATGCCTTGTGGCGGCACCAGGTCGATCAGCGGGTTGTGGTCCTGTTTCGGCGGCACCACTTCGTGCACCGCGCTGACCACTTGCTCGTACTGCTGCGGGCCGGTCACGGCCAGCACGCTCGGATGCACGTCGCGGATATTGCCTTCTTCCACGCCCATGCAGCCGGTGACGATGACCTTGCCGTTTTCCTTGATGGCTTCGCCGATCACTTCCAGGGATTCGGCCTTGGCCGAGTCGATGAAACCGCAGGTGTTGACCACCACGACATCGGCGTCCTGGTAGGTGGACACCACGTCATAACCTTCCATACGCAGTTGCGTGAGGATGCGCTCGGAATCGACCAGCGCTTTCGGGCACCCTAACGATATCATACCTACACGTGGGGCTTTCTCTGTCATCATAATAGGTAGATCCTCATCAGGGCTTATCTTTTCTAATGGCTAAAAACGGCGCGCGAGTATACAGCTATTTACGGTTCTCCGATCCTAGGCAAGCGACCGGCAGTAGTGCCGACCGTCAACTCCAGTACGCACAGCGCTGGGCGGCTGAAAAGGGGCTCGTTCTGGATGAGTCGCTACCCCTGAGAGATGAGGGGTTATCCGCCTATCATCAGCGTCACGTCAAGCAGGGGGCACTGGGCGTCTTTCTGCAGGCTGTTGAGGACGGCCGGATCGCCGACGGTTCTGTCTTGGTTGTTGAGGGACTTGACCGGCTGAGTCGCGCTGAGCCGATCCAGGCCCAGGCGCAGCTGGCTCAGATCATCAATGCCGGTATCACCGTGGTCACCGCCAGTGACGGCCGAGAGTACAACCGGGCCGGCCTGAAGGCTCAGCCGATGGACCTGGTGTATTCGTTGCTGGTGATGATACGTGCGCATGAAGAGTCCGACACTAAGTCGAAGCGGGTTAAGGCGGCCATTCGCCGGCAGTGCGAGGGTTGGATTGCCGGCACATATCGAGGCGTCATTCGAAACGGCAAAGATCCCCAGTGGTTGCGGTGGGATGGACAGGAGTTTCGTCTGATTCCCGAGAGGGCCGAAGGCGTTCGCTTTGTCATCGAGCTGTTCCGTAGGGGGTATGGCTCTGTCCGCATTATCCGGGAAATGGCCCAGCGCGGCTTGGCCCTCACGGATAAGGGCGTAACCGCGCTGCAGGTCCATCGACTTGCTAGATTGCCTGCCTTGATGGGGGTATTGAGTTGATCGTTAGAAAACACCTACCACCTCGGCTTTCGACAGTTGTGTGGGAGCACTATTGCAATCAGGACAGCTTTTTCTCTCAGAAGCTGTTGCACTGTGCATGTAGTTCTCGGACTTACTACATGCGATTATATGAGGCGCATGTTCAGATCGAGGGCATGCTGATGGGGAAGGCTGCGTGACCTTAGGCATGACCTCAGTTGTCGCTGTCCCATTGGCCCGCGTTGTCCCGTTGTGTTTTGACATGATGGGGCAGGCGCGGGCCTTGTGTTTGTTGGTGTGTCCCATTGTCCCATCAGGAACACCACCCGCCCGCATGAGCGGAGCGCAGACCTGTACGCGCTATCGCGCGCATGCGTGTTTTTAGATTTTCTTCTTTACACGAGAAAAAGAAGAAATAGATAGGACAATGGGGCAGAGCCCCGAATATAGGCGCTCTCAGGTGTCCCATAGAAATTTTAAAATATGGGACATATGAGACACCGCCGAATCAACAGAATGCCGGGACGGGATATTCACCGACATTCGCTAGACGTTCACCCTGTATTGCCCACTTATTCGCGGGTGGCATTAAAATAGGCTTGCTGCCAGTAAAATCCACCTGTAAAAAGTAGCCATCTTCGATAGGTGCGACCCGCAGAGAGCGGCAGGCACCACACTCACCAGACCCGGCCCTTGCGCCGGGTTTTTGCGTTTAAGGGGCAGGGGAATGACGAACGAGCAGCAAACGCTGGTGGACATGCCGATCTGGATGGTGATTGTCCTTTCACTGGTCGGTGGTGTCTCCGGGGAGATGTGGCGAGCCGACAAGGCAGGCGCCCGAGGCTGGTCCTTGATTCGCCGCCTGGCGCTGAGATCGGGGGCCTGTGTGGTCTGCGGGCTTGGCACCATCATGCTGCTGCACGCTGCCGGGGTCTCGATCCTGGCAGCAGGCGGGATCGGATGCCTCACGGCAATGGCCGGCGCCGATGTTGCCATCGGCCTGTACGAACGCTGGGCCGCAAAGCGGTTGGGCCTCGGGCAAGTGCCGCCGACCAGTGGCGAGGCGGGGCAGTGACCCGGCCAGGGGGCGGGGGTGGCCAACCTGAACCTGTTCGTCGATGGCATCAGTTTCCAGGGCGACGTGCCCAGCCTGACTTTGCCCAAGCTCACCCTGAAGATGGAAGAGCATCGAGCCGGCGGCATGGATATGCCGGTGGAGCTGGACCAGGGCATGGAAAA